GTCGTGCCCTTTGTTCGCCGGTCGTGGATGGTCGTTGCCCATTATGACCGGTCGGGTGCTCTACTCTGTTGGTGCGAGCAGCGGTGTTCGCGGCGTCCCCTATACGTCGTGGTGGTGGGGACATAGCGCGGCCGGCACCCTCGGCGTGGGGGTGCCGGCCGTTTGCTGTGTTCAGTCGGGGACGGTGATCCAACACTTGCCGCCGACTGCGTGGCCTTGACAGTCGGGGTGTTGGCACGGGGCATAGGTGCCGTCGGGGTGCATGTGTCTGTGCCCGCACCGGTCGCACTCGAGCAGCATCGGGTGGCCGTCCATCAGGCGTCAGCCCGTCTGAATCCGGTGGGCGGCCGGGTGGCGCGGGCGTCGACCCACTTCTGCGCGGTCGACAGTTTCCACGCCGGCGACTGCCCGATCTGTTCGTCGGGTGCGGGCAGCATCCACGACGCGACCTTGATCGTCGGGTCGGTCGCGGCTTCGCGGCGACGCCGGCGAGCGCGGGAGTGATATTTGCGCATCGTCGTGTACGAAACGCCGGCCAGTTCGGCGAACTCGCGCAGGTCGATCATCTTGCTGCGGGGTGGCATGACGTTGTCCTTTCGTGGTGGTCAGGTGTGAGTGTAGTAGCCGCACCGGACGGCTACTAGGTGCGGCGGTGCCGACCCTGATATGCGCCGTCCTCGGTGACGACGAGTCGGTGCCCGCGGTGCGCGTGCCGCAGCTGACGGATCACCGGATCGTTGTCGGGGGTGTTCCGCCACGTCCACGTCTGTCGGCACGTCTCGCACCGGTAGACGGTGACTGTGCCCGTCAGGCCCACGGACCGGCGCCGTCCGCCCATGTGCCGATGGTGCTCTGCTGAAACAGGCCGTACGCGTTGGATTGCGGCGGCTCGGTGCTCGCTGGTGACGACTCACGCGCGATGTCGTTCAGCGTGTCGGTGAGCGACTTCCAGTTCAGCCAGTGCACAGCCCGCGCGATCGCGTGCGACTTGTCGAGGTCGTAGTACTGCCGCGACAGGGTGGCGATCTGGTCGACGAGCACCTGCACGTGAAACAGGTCATCGGCCTCGGCGAGCAGCCGCCACGTGCCGGCGCCGTCGCCGGCGGCGTGATCCCAGAACCACAGCTGCCACAGGGTCGGCGTGTACGGCCCTGCGGTCTCGTATTCGTAGGGTCCGCGGCGCCGAGGTCGCACGTGCAGCCGGTCGCGGCTCCACTCGGTGGCGCGCATCGGTGGCGGTATGCGTTTCCACAGCGTCGGCATGGTCATCGTGGTCGCTTCTTTCCGGGGGTCGCTTTCGTGATCGTGGCGCCGACGCGGTCCTGTCCGGCGGCGATCTCGGCGTCGGGTGTGCATGGCATCCATTCGCCGATGGTCGGGACGCGGCCGTTGACCGGGCGGATGAACAGTCGGGTCGGATACGCGAGCACGACCGCATAGTCGGGGTCGTCGTCGGTGACAGCGTTCCGGTCGAGGGACACACGCGTGTGCATGCCGTCGGTGGTGCCGATCGCGATGGTCGCCGACCCGCGGATCGTGTCGCGCCAATCGTCGTTGATCAGCAGCGTCGGCAGCGGCGGCACCGAGAGCACGACCTCGGGGAGGCTGCCGCGGGCTGGTGGCCGGCGGGTGGCGAGCGGGTTCATGAGCCGGTACCAGCCGCGGTGCGGACGATCGGTGGTCATCGGGTGTCCCCTTCGGTGTAGTCGCGGCCAACCAGTAGCGGCGGTCCGTCGTCGACGACGAGTTTCGCGCCGATCCTGATGGTTCGGACGATGCCTGGTATCTCGGCGGTGATCCACCACGGGCGGCCGGGTAGTGCGCCGATCCATGTCGGTTGGGGCCACACCGGCTGCCAATGCTCGTCGTACATGATCACGCGCGGCCGCCGAGCGCGATGCTTGCCGCGCACTTTCATGTTCGGGAAGAACGCCGGCCACCGTGGCCGTTGCCCGCGGCTCACGGCTCGGCCTGCTCAAGTGCAGACATCTCGAGCAGCCTGATGTCACCGATGACCGTTGACACGTCCGATCCGGGGGCGTCACCGTTACCGTCGTCGATGTCAGTCAGCAGATGCTGCTGCCCGTCCTCGGGGTCGAGGTATCGGAGCGCGGTGGCGCGATGGATGACGATGGCGCCTTCGGGCAGATCGGGTAGTTCGTTCATGTGCGGGGTCTCCATCCTTCGGCGATGAGGTGTCGGGCGATCGCATACCGGTCGTGCAGCGGCACGAACGCGTGCGCCCGGATGACGTCGGTGATCGCGTTCTCGAGGCGGGTCAGATCGCCGTACGCGGGACAGTCCGGCTCGTGCGGGCTGTCGGGATAGATGACGTCGCACCACGCGCACACAACCTCGGCGGGGACCAGCTCGGGCACCGGCTGCTCGACTGTGCCGACGAGTTCGGCCGGCACCTCGCCCCACTGCCAGACGGTGCCGTCGGGGAACGTCGACTGATGCTGTCCGTCGTGCTCGTCGTCGAGTTCGCACAGCACCCGTAACCGCATCTTGTAGCGGCCACCGCCGACGGGGCCGCCGATCAGCCGGTCGCCGAGGTCCTCGGCCGGGCAGCGCGGCGCGGTCATTGCCGACCACCGAAGTCGGTCCAGCTACTGATGTACGCGCGCACGCATCCCTGTGTGCAGAACATCAGCGCCTGTCGCCACCCGACACGCATTTCGCTGCCCGGCTCGGTGATGTCGGGCAGCTCGATGCGCACGCCGTACGTCTTGGTGAGGTCGGGCAGCACCTTGCCGCACTGATCACACGTGTATGTCGCGGCCATCAGCCACGCATCCCGGCGTCGGTGGTCCAGTCGAGTTGCACGGGCCAATCACTGTTCACGTCCTGCCAACGCTCGTCTCCGCGGCCCTGCCAGAACGCGCGCAGCGAATCCTGCTGCTGCGCCCGCCACGAGCGTTGCAACGCCATCAGCTCGTCGGTCGTTTCGATCGACGCGAGTGCCGGCGCCCGCAGCTGCCGGTACGCGATCCGCGCCGCCGTCAGACAGTCACCGGACGACTGGTGCGCTTCGCCCTGCAGGATCTCGTACACCTTCGCGAGGTCGGTCAGTGTGCGGCCGCCGCGCCGGTATCGGTCGAGTGCCTTGTCGATGACGAGCGGGTCGATGGTCGGGCCGACGGTGAAGTCGGGTATGTCGAGGCGCCGGCATTCGCGGGTCATGATCGTGTAGTCGTACGGGGCGTTCATCACGACCACGAGGTACCCGTCGCGCCACAGCCTGCCGAGCACGTGTGAGATCTCGTCGATCCCGGTGCGGTAGTCGGTGCCCTCGGCGCGTGCCCGTTCAGTGGTGACACCGTGGATTGCGGCCGCACCGTCGGGGATCTCGACACCGGGGTCGAGCAACCACTCGTCGACCGACGTCATCGCGCCGTCGATCGTCACGATCGACGCCGTCACGACGAACGCGTCGCGAGGGTCCGGGCCGGTCGTCTCGAGGTCGAACGCGGCGAGCGGCATATCAGCGAGGGTCATCGGCGCACCTTCCCTGTCTCGACGTCGTACTCGGTGCCGTCGGCGGTGATGACGGTGTCGGCCTCGAACTCGCCGAGCGTGACATCTTTGCCGCACTGGTGACAGATGAACGGTGTCGAGTCGCCGTGTTCCTCGGCCCATTCGCGGATCTCGTCGGGGGTGTTTGCCTCGACGTCGTCGGGTATCACGACGACGGTGGTCGCCCATGCGGCGAACACGACAGCGCGGTCGCCCATCAGCTGATCACCTGCGACGGCAGTTTCACGACGGTCACGGGCAGAAACAGCTGGTCGCTGTCGAATCCGTCGGGCCAGCCGGGGTTCACGCGGATGACGCCGTTCTCGTCGCACGGCTGCCACTTGCGGGGGACACCGCCGCGTTTCTGCCGGGTCCGGCGAAAGTAGGTGCGCGCCTCGGGCGGGCCGTTGCGGACGACGACGGTGGGTGCGCACGCCTCGAGCAGCCGCGAGTGCTCGATCACCTGCCCGACCGCCACGTTCACGCCGTGCTCGCGGTCGGCCGGCTCGGGGTTCACACCGGCCGGCGGCTCGGGTGCGGGTTCGCCTTCGCCGAGATCGGACAGTAGTAAGTCGGTGAGTTCGGCGACCAGTTCGGCGATGTCGGAGATCCGGCCGCCGCCCGAGTCTTTGCGGATGGTGTCGGCGGTGTTGCGGATCTGCCGCATCCGCATGATCGTTGCGAGGGTGAGGTCGGTCATTGTTCGTCCCCTGCCTTGTTGGCGAGCGCCGGCTCGGCGAGCGTGCGGGGTGGTGTCCAGCCCTGCCGGATGAGGAACGCGGCGATCTCGGCGCCGCGGCCGTACACGTCGTTGTCGTGAATCGCTTCCCGCGCCCGCACGTCTTTCGCGTCCTTCCACGCGGTGAACAGCAGGTCGTGCAGGAACGGCCGTCGGGCTTCCATTTCTTCGGCGGCCTGCCGGTACTGTTTCGCGCCGCCGGGGTTGCCGTCGGCGGCGAGGTTGTCGGCGATCTCGCGCAGTTGCTGCGGATGCCGCCATTGAATCGTTCTGGTGTCGGGCATGTCGTGGTGTTCCTTTCGTGGTGGTGGTGCGAGTGTAGCCTACCGGTGCGGCTACGTTCGGCTGCGTTTGTTCGCGCATTTTTCGTGCACGGTGTGGTCGGTGCTGGGGTCGGTGGACAGCACCGGGTCGTAGCAGACGGTGCAGCGTTTCGCGCACGAGGCGTGCCAGTCGCCGGCCGCGGCGATGACCGGGCGGCCACACTTCGTGCACGCCTTCCCGAGCGGCCGCGATGGTTTACGTCGACGAGGCGGCATACGTCACTAGCCCGCAGTCGATGCACCGATGTACCTCGGTCCACTCGTCGTCATCGGTGTAGCGCCTGTGCTCGGCGACGGCGTGCCAGCCGAGCCGGCACTTGATGCGTAGCAGCCAGTTCATAGCGCACGATCCGGGGCGTCGGCGATGAGCTTGAGGATGCGCGCGGCAGCCTCGTCGAGCGTCCACTCACCGAACCGCAGTAGGTCGGTCATGATGCGATCCGTTCTCGGCGTTCGGCGCGGCGGCGGGCGGCGTACACGAGCTTGCACGCGTCGACGAGTGGGATACCGAGCTGCGCGATGATCCGCTCCGGCGCCATCCGGTATGCGGCGAGGTGGTCGTACTCCTCGCGCAGGTCGGGGTCGACGATCAGGTCCGGTGTCCAGTCGTCGGGCAGCCCGCGCGGCGCGTAGTTCTTGCGGGCCATCAGAGTTCGTCCCGCGGGTCGTACACGACACGCACACCGTGCCGGTGATCGGACGGCCCGCCGAGCGGGAACACAGGCGACTGCATCAGCGTCGTGTACCAGCCGTCGGTGTAGCGGACGCATGCGGTCTGCCCGGTCTGCACACGGTCGGCCATCCACAGCGGCACGACGACGGCGCCGGCGGGCAGCCGGTCCAGCTCGGCGGGCTGGTCGATGATCTGCCCGGTGCGGCCGTGCGTCGGGATGTGTTTCGGCGGTGTCGAGTTCTTCTCACGGAACGATCCGCACGAGCACGCCGCACACGATCGGTGAATGCCGGCCTGATCGGCGTTGTGGCGCGCGCCGGGGTGATGGCGACGGCGGGTGTGCCCGCACCGGTCGCACTTCTCGAGCTGAAACACGTCGTCGTCGATGAGGGGATCGGATAGGTCGGTCATCGGGTCTCCTGATCGTGGGTGCGGGCGTTGAGCCATTCGGCTCGGTACTGCGCGGTGACACCGTTCGGTGGTAGCGGCAGGTCGGTGTACAGGGTGGCGCGGGCGTATCCGGCGGCGCCGTGGAATGCGGGGCACCCGGAGCGGGCGTGGCGCCACAGTTCGGCGGTGTTGATGAATGCGCCGCAGTCGCCGCATTCGTTCATGTCGGGGTCGCGGTCATAGGCGTCGAGCTGGTCGAGCGCGGTCGTCACCGTGGGCGGGTACAGGTAGGCGTCAGGCATCAGCGTTGCACCATCGCCCACACCATGCGCCCGGCGACGACGAGCATGGTCAGGTACACGATCACCATTGGCAGCCCGTCGATCATGACCGGTCCCCGAGAACGTCGGCCGGGGTGATAGTGCCCGGCATGGTGGTGATGTCGGTCCAGTTCAGGATGACGTCGGCCGGGGTGTACACGGTCACGAGGATGCCGTCGAGCAGATCGTCGGGGTCGAACGTCGCGTACTCGATCGTCCAGTTCGGCAGCGGGAACGCGGACAGTCCGATCGTCGCGATCTGCAACACGGGCCGCTGCGTGTCGACCTGCGCCTTGAGGTGGGCGACGGTCATGAACGCGAGTCGCTCGTTTGTGTTCGGGTTGATCAGCTCCCACGAGTTCGCACCGGCGGGTGGTTCGGCGAACTTGGCGTGCTGCTCGGGGTCGGGGTTGGTGAGGTCGAGTCGCATGATGACGAGTTCAGCGCCGGCGTCGGTGTTCAGCAGACGTGCGACCCACGCGGTGTCATGGGTGACGGGCGGATGATGCGGTTCGGGCACGAGGTGTCCTGTCGTGGTGGGGGATACAGGTGCGGCACCGGGGGTTTGTAGCCACCCGGTGCCGCTACAGTAGCGCGTGCTGCGTGCCCCGTCTACTCGCCGGTGACGCGCAGCGGGTTCTGCTGCCATTCGTCGATGAGTGCCCGGAACTCGCCGTTCAGGCAGCCCTGCGCGAGCTTCTGCAACGCGACCGCGTTCGCCGCGGGGGTGCCGAGTGGGTCGCCGTCGATGAACTGTTTCTCGCCGCCGGTGAGGTCGCCGAGTTGGTAACGGATCACCTCGCCAGGGGTGCCGTTGATCGGCACGAATTGCTGCGTCTCGAGGGCCACGTGCAGCCGGTGCAAGGCGTCGTTCGCGAGGATGCGGCGGCGGGCGCCGGCGAGCGCCGCGGGCCGGGTGTCCTGTTTGAACGGTCCGGTACTGGCGACGATTGCGTCGACGATGGTCGTGACGCGCGCCGCGGTCATCGACGGCAGCGACTCGATGCCGAGGGCGTCAGCGGCGCGGGCAGCCTGGTCGTGAATCTGCTGCATCTCGGCAGCCCGCGGGTCGTTGGCGATCTCGGCCTGCAGCGCCTCGTTGGCGGCCTCGAGCTGCGCGATGCGTCCCTGCGCCTCGTTGAGCCGGCCGACCGCGAGATCGACGTGCCGCGAGATCTCGTCGACCGTGGCGCCGGTCGGCAGGTTGATCGCGCGGGCGATCGCCTCGATGTGCCGCTGCTCGGTGGCGAGCGCCTCGACGATGTCGTCGCCGGTCGGGGCACCCTCGAGTCCGAGTAGCGACGTGACCCGCTCGATGATCGCGAGTTGCTGCTCGACGACGAGGTCGGCATGCGTGCGCCCTCGCTCGTCACACTTGGCGAACTGGACACCGCCGAGTGTCGCGGTGTGCGCGCCGATACTGTCGCGCACGTTCGCGACCACCGATGACAGCGCGGCGAGCGCTTCCGCCGACTCGAGCAGCTCGGCGTATGACGTGACGCCGAGCGTGTTCCGCAGTTCGCCGAGCACCTCGTCGTACTGGTTGGCCTTGGCCTGCCATTCGTCGTTGTTCGCGCGCAGCTGCGCGACGTCATGCGTGTGCCGATTCTCTGCCTTGGTGGCGGCCATGTCGACGCTCTCACGCATGAACTGTTCGAGGTCGGTGTGCCGCTGCTCGATGTGCCGGTCGATGTCGACGCGCAGCCCGGTGATCTGGTCCTCGAGTGCTTCGATCTTCCCGTCGGCGCGGGCGGTCTCAACAGAGCGGGCGGTCGTTTCGGATTCGAGGTCGCGGATCGTCTTACGGTCCTTGCGGCCCTGCGCGTGTGTGGCGCCGAGTGCGGCCGCGAGTGCCTTCGCCGCCGGGTCGGTCAACAAGGTCAGGTTCTCGGGTGGCCTGCCGAGTGCCTGCGTGATGCGTGAGCCGTCGAGCCGGTACTCGGCCCACCCGGACAGCAGCTTGCCGCCCTCGACTGCGAGCAGGGTTGGCACGTCGTTGTCGTGGGCGATGAGGGTGTAGTCGGGCATGGGGTGTTCCTTTCGTGGTGGGTGCAGCGTGAGGCTACGTGTCGACGCTGATGGTGCGGACAGTTCCGTACCAGTGCTCGAGGTCGGTGAGGGTGCGGCCGCCGAGCCGGGTGGCCCACCGGTCGGCGGCCGGATCGTGCAGTGCGCGGCGGCGTGTCGCGTGTTCGGTGACCTGCTCGATGGCGGGTTTGGCCCATGCCGGGGTGCGGCCGCCGACCCACACGGCGCCGCGCCGCATCCCGATCTGTTGCTGCACGATGTTCAGCCACAGCATCCGGCGGGTGATCGTGGCGACCGGCCCGAGCGTGTCCCAGCGTGGGCGGCGCGGCGGCAGAGTGAGCTGCCAGATCGGGCCGTCATACCGGTCGGGTTGGGCGAGCAGGATCGCGATCGGGTTGACGTGCACGTGCCGGTCGTGGCGGTGGCCGCCCAGCGCCTCGGGCACGTCGGCCAGATCGGGCATCCGGTAGTCGCCGATCAGCCACCGACGGAACGTCATCCGGGCCGGCGGGTCGGGGTAGATCACGAGGTCGAATGGCCGGCCGTGCGCGATGCGCATGTAGTCGGCGAATGCACGCATCTGCGGCGACTCGGGCACGTCCATGTCGATCGCGGTGATCTCGCCGGGGAACGTCAGACCGGCGTAGTCGATGCGGCGGTTCTCCCGGTCGAGCATCGCCATTACTTCGCGTTCGGCGTGTTCCTGCGCGGCCCGCCTGCGGTATCGCCAAGCCTCGGCGAGGGATTCTTTGACCCGTTCCCACGACGGATTGTCGTCACTCACGGTTACGTTCCGTGAACTCGGTTGCCATCGCGTGGAACAGCGCGTCGACGACGGCCTGGATCTCGTCGAGGTGGTGCTCGAGGGTGTGCGTGATGAACTCTTTCACGCGTTCAGTGACGGTGTCCTCGGGGAGGAACTCGCCCATACCGGCAGCGACACCGTTCGCGAGTCCGGACATGTACGCGGACACTGCGATCGACATCATCTCGCCGTGCCCGAGCACACCGATGTCGGGCATATCGGGGTGCGGCTGGTCGTCGGTCATGAGTTCATCCATTCGCGGTCGGCGCGGTGCTGCTCGAGTTCGGTCCAGTCGATACCGGCGACCAGCTCGAGGTGCCGGTCGAGCACCCGGATCGGTAGCCGGTGCCGGGCCATCTTGATGCCGCCGATCGTGGCGAGCGCGAGCGCGTCGAACTCGTTGTCGCCGTGCGGGTTGATGCGGTCGCCCCACATGCGGACCATGCCCGCGGCTACCGCTGTCTTGTCGGTGCCGGCGCCGCTGCCTTTGCCGGTCGCGATGTGTTTCACCTTCTGCACCGCCGCATGCGCGACGGGGGTGTCGGCGGCGGCGAGTCCGTCGAGCGTGCTGCCCCACAACCACGATCGGTCCATGAGTGCGGCCTGATGCTGCTCGCGGTTGTGGTACGGCGTTTCGATGACGACGAGGTCGACGCCTTGCGCGGCCCGCAGGATCTGCCGGCGGATGCCCTGCACGCGTAGACGTCGTTGCCGTGGGGTGTCTTTCGTGCCGCCCGACGAGTGGACGGTGACGGTCTGCACCTGCACGAGCTGCTGAAACGCGGGGTCGGATAGTCCGTCGCCGAGCACGGTGGTGTTGTCGATGGTGAGTTTCGCGAGTCCGGTCGCTGTGAGCGACGGGTCGACACCGAGGATCGTGATGGTCACAGTTCGCCCCTTCTAGTGGTCGTGGTGGTGGGTACACGGTGAGGCTACAGCATGGCTGTCGTCGGTGCGCCAACACTGGCAGCGTTTCACCAAACAGCCGTCCTCGCCGTGCAGGCACAGGGCGTGGCCGCAGTCGTCGCAGTGCGGCCAGCCGGGCGGATGCGCGCGAGTCACTCGGTGGGCGGGATGGTGCCGTCGACGAGGTACGCGCGGAACAGTTCGGCGACCTCGATCGTGTACTTGGGTCCGTCGACGAGGTTCTGCCGATGCGTGAAGTGCACGGCCAGCTCGAGCGCGCGGTGCCGGATCGTTTCGTCGCTGTAGTCGAGGTGCAGCACGCCGTCGTGGATGGTGCCGACACCACCGGATGCCTGCGGTGCGGCCGGCGGATCGGTGGGCGGGCGGCCCGAGCATGTCGGGCACACCGTCGGGAACTCGTCGAGGCTCGTCGTCCCCTGCGTCCAGCCTTGATCGATGAGAGCTGCCGCTGCGTCGAGCGCCCGATGCCGGCCTTCGCGGTGCGGGATCAGGTAGTCGTAATCGCTGTCGCAGCTCGAGCAGACCTGCCGCCACACGTCGCGGCGCGCGGCGCGGGGCACGTTGATGCCGTGCACTTCGGCGAGCCGGTCGAGCGCGGCGTCGTCGAGCCGGTGTGATTCCTCGACGCTCGGTAGCGGGCTGGTGCCGTACTGGCCGGGGACCGGTGCGGGTTGGCTGTACGGGTTCGATGGTGTGGTCATGGGTAGGTGCTCCTGTCGGGTGGTGTGGACGTACATGTGCCCGTGGGTGGTGACGGCGTGTTCGCGGCCGCAGGCGGGGCAGTAGCCGCGGCGACGCACGTACGGCGCCGGCGCGGCTGTCGAGGCGACGGACTGCCCGCTGCCGGGGCATCTCACCGGAACGGCCACCGGTGCACGGTGCGGTTGCAGTCGTGCCACATGCGCATGAGCCGGCCCCGCCACCGGCGACCCGTGATCACAGCAGCCCGATCAGCAGGTCGGCGACGTAGAGGATGATCGCCGCCCACAGCAGCAGCGCGACTACCCATACGGCGACGGTCGCAGCTCGCCCCATTGGCCTCACGAGGTCGGCTCAATCCGCCAGTACCCGCGGCGTGTCTGCCGATCACGGGCGAACTCGAGTTCGCGCACCGCGGCGGCATATGTCGGGTAATCGCCGAGCAGCTGCGGCACCGCGTATCGCATGCCGTCGGGCTGGTCGGCCGCAGGGTAGAACACGAGCTGATACGCGCGTGCCGGTTTCGGCCGTTCGGCGCGCTTGACCCACCGGTCGCGCAGCGACATCGGGTCGCCGCGATAGTCGAACACGTAACTCGTGTTGTAGAACCTGGTCGCATGAATTGAGCCGACGGTCGGCCAGTAGATCTCGATGAACGTCTGCTCGAGGTCGCGGTGTAGCTGTCTGTGCGGCCACGGTTTCCACGAGCAGCCGGGTGGCGGCATCGCGCCGTGCGGCGACCATCGGTCGATGCGGAAGTGCCATTTTCCGTCGGGCCGCTTCCACCACACCGAGATGCCGCGGCTGCCGGCCCACACACGCAGGGTGCGGGTGATCTGCCGGCCGGGCAGTTTGCTGCGACTCATGACGGCGTGACCGTGGCGGCGAGCCGGTTCCGCAGTCGGGTGATCTGGCCGCGTAGCGCCGCGTTCGACCTGTCGAGGTGGCCCACCCGTTCGCGGTATGAGTCGGCGACGCGTTGCGTGGATTCAAGTCGGCGGTTGCGGAACGTGATCACGAGGTGCCCGGCCTCGACGCCGGGCACGTTCTGCGCGACGTGGATGACTTCCAGCCCTGCCATCCATGTGCCGTCGCGGTAGATCGCGGCGCCGTCGCCGCGTTGCACGTCGAACCGTGGGCGGATCAGGGTCTGCTGCTCGGTGCGGGCGAACGTCGCGTACTCGGTGTCGGTGAGGTTGATCTTCCAGTTCGTCATGCTGGTTGGTCCTTTCGTGGTGTGCGGTGTGCGGCGATGTGCCCGGATGGGTCGATGACGATCCACGCGGTGACGGTCCACGGCGCGGTGTTGGCTTTCGAGATCGCGGCGGCGAGCGTGGGGAACGATTGCGGCTCGAGCAGCGATGTCGGGTCGGCCAGCGTGAACTGCCCGCCGAACAAGGCTTGCCGGATTGCTGAGGCTTGCTCGATGACGCGCCGGACGTCCGGTCGGCACAGCAGCTGGTCGAGCTGCTGCTCGGTGGGTTTGGTGAGCACGCCGTCGATCACGGCGTTCACCGTGCCGCAGCCGGGGCAGACGAGCGCGTCGATCGCGGGCACGGTGACGTAGGTATCGCACTGCGGGCACACCTGCTGAGACCTCACCGGGCCGGCCGTTCGGCGGCATCAGCCCATTTGTCGCGCGACTCGATGAGTTGGCGCACGTTGTCGTCGAGGTCGTCGACGAGCGCGCCGAGCGTGAACCGACTTACCGGTAGCGGCGCGCGACCGGCGGCGCGGCGGGCACGGCCAGCGAGTAGCCGCAACCGCCAGAGCGGATCCGCATCGCCGTTCGGTGGCTGAACTGGGGAACTGACAGGCTCGGTCGCTGGTGAAACGCTGCCGACGACCTCGTCGGCGAGCACCGCCGACTGGACGTCGTCCATCGTCATCGTCGCGGTGTCCTGCTCGGTCAGGTACGCGCCGCCGTGCTCGTCGTGGTGCAGCCCGCTGTGCCCGGCCTCACGCCGGCATGTGCCGTTCAGGCCGGGCGCACCGCACACGTCCGGCGTGATCTTCAGGCAGGTGTCGCACACGTGCCACACGTGCTCGTCGTCGTCGGGTTGCGCGCACACGTGCTCGTGGTCACCGTCGATGTAGTTCGGCCATGCGTGCCCGCACACGACGGGCGAGTCGTCCACGCCGTCGGGTGCCGTGTCGACGTGGACAGCGGTGAACGGTGTCGCGTCCAGCGTCGACCCTTGCGTCTCGACGGTCTGCCCGTGGTACCGCAGCCCGCCACGTTTCGCGGTCATCGTCGGCAGCGTGAGCGGTCCAGCGGCGAGATGGTCGCCGTCGTGCCCGTCGGGTCGGCCACACCCGTTAGCGGGGCACACACCTCGGTAGCGCGGGCTGTCCTCGTCCTCGTCGACGTACGCGCCGGCGCCGCATTCGCACTGGTGCCGGTCGGTGTCGTGGTCGGCGAGCAGTACGCATTCGTGGTGCGCGCCGGACATCTCCGACCATCGCCGGTCGCAGAGCCTCGGCGCGGTGCGCTGATGTGCCCGGCAGTTCTGACCGGTGGTCTCGCAGTCGTCGCACTCGTCGACGTCGGGGGCAACGGTGGCCTCGGCGTAGTCGACGGTGGGTTGTCCGGTCTCGCGGATGGCGTCGGCGAGGTCGAGGATCGCGGCGGCGGTGGCGACTGCGCCGATGCCGGGCACGTCGACGAGGTGGTCGGTGGTGCGTGCTCGGTCGATGAAATGTTCGGCGTCTGTGCGGGGTGTGCGGGGGGTGTCGTGGTGGGTCATGGTGCCCTCGGTTTTCGATGTGTGTTGGTTGTGACGTAATGGGGTGACGTAATGCGGTTGGGTCACTCGGGTGCGGGCGGCCCCTGTTCGGGCGTCTCTGTGCGATTGAGGGGGTGGGAATCGGCGTGTGTGTGGTCGTCGGCGAGTCGTACGCGGGGTGTGTGGGCGGGTAGGCCGTGGAGTTCGCGGCCGGTGTAGTTGTTTCGGCAGATTTGGCCGGCGGGTGCTCGGCAGTGTGGGCAGGGGACGGTGAGTGAGGCGGTTCGTTGGTGGTGCCAGTCGGCGGATTTGGGCATGGGGGTTACTCCTCGTGGGTGCAGCGGCGGGCGGGGTCGGTGGGTTGGCCGGTGTGGTCGAGTTGCCATCCGAACTCGTCGCATCGGGTGCAGGCGTTGATGGCGGCGCGGCGGGCGGTGGTGGCGGCGAGTCGTTCGGCGAGTGCGGCGGCGGTGGTGCGGTCGGTCCACGCTTCGTGTGCGAGTCGGGCGTCGCGGCAGCCGGCGCATGGTTCGTCGATGCGGCCGATGCGGGTGCGGTGGCGGGGGCATTTCGACGGCGGCTCGGCGTCGGCGTCGGGCGCAGCCGAGACGACGAGCGCGAGCGAACCTCGGGTCACGGGGTCGGGGGCGGTGGCGGTCTCGCGCGTCTGCTGAGGTGACCCCCCCTCTAGAACTTGACCAGAACTACGGGTCGGGTCGGGTCGGGTCGGGGTGCGCGCGGGCGCGCGCGTAGGGGACGCGTGACTCACGCGTGACGTCACGTGTGACGTCACAAGGTCGTCACGTGTGACAATTTCCTGTTGTGCCTGCTCACGCTCTCGACGTTCGCGCGATCGCTGTTGCCTTTCGGCTTGTTCTAGTTTCCTGTTTTGTTCCGATTCGCGTGTCGGTTGGTACTCATTCCAGTCATGGAATGCATAGCAATTCTCGTGCTGAGAGCACGAGAACCACAACCCATTCGCTACTAGATTCGTGATTTGCGAGGGTGTCCCGCCGAGCGCCCGAATGCGTTTTTTGGTGACGTGTCCGTCGGTCAGATGCGATGCGCACCACGCGCCGGCGGTGACCCATAGGCCACGCGCGGCCATGCTGAGTGACTCGACTTTCGGGTGATCTGCGAACTTGTCGTCGACCTTGAACCACGTCACTGCACGGCCTCGAGGGATGCGGCGGCGGGCGGCTGCACGACCGAGTATGTGTCGTCTCCGTTGTCGACGATCAGCCCGACAGCGATGAGTGCGGCGCGGTGATCCTTGCGGATGAGTCGTGCGAGGAACCGCTCGGGGATCGGGCCGGGGTAGCGGCAGGATTCGGCGAGTAGCTCAACGTATGCGAGGCGTGCTCGGGGGCTGAGGTGCAGCACCGACGGGTGTCGCATCGTCCACGGGTACAGCCGGACATAGTTCGACATGTGTGCGCGTTTCCAATCAGATTTTTGTGCAGATTTTACGTCGGGTTGACTGTATCGGTCTCGGCTTGCCGCTCGAGGTAGGCGTCGATCGACGCGCGTGTCACCATCGCTCGGCGTCCGATGTGGATGCGAGTCAGTTCACCGGATTCGATGAGCCGGTACACGTACGAACGGTGCACGCCGCCGAGAAACACTGCGGTGTCGGGGATGCTGAGGTTCGCGGGTTCGGGGCTGGTCATGCTGTCTGCTGTCCCGTCGGGGTCGTCCAGTGGTCGCGTGCTGGTGGGTTGAGGTAGTAGGCGGGCACGGTGATACGGGTGCGGCAGCGCAGCACGATGATCCGGTGTTCGGTCGGGTCGTCGGGGTGCGGGCCTTCGTAGAGCACCGGCATGCCGGCGGCCGCGACACCGGGGATTGTGTGTCGCAGCCGCCAGCAGTTCGCCTTATTGCTTGGCCGCGGGGTTGAACGGGTCGTCGACACCGCTCACGGCCTTCTGCTCGGCGTCGGCCTGTTCCTTCTCGGCCTCACCGACGAGCGCCAGCTCGGCCTGCGCCGATTCCTTGGCGATCTCGTCGTCGTCGATGGCGGTCTGCTTCTCGTCGTCGGGCAGTGTGGTCTGCCGTCCGAGTTGCGCGTTGCGGACCGCCCAGTTCGCGACGTGTCGGACGCCGTCGCGGATCTGCTCGTCGCCTGATGCGGTGCATTCGACGGTGACGGTCATGACGCGGACCTCGCCGACGCGGGGTTTGTGCTCGAACAGTCCGGTCGGTGAGCTGCTGAACTTGTATTTGATCTGGTCGCCGTCGGTGCCGGGCTTGGTGCCGTTGGCGTTCTTCACACGCTTGGGCTTCTCAGCCTGGATGCTCGGCGTGCTGTTGTCGTCTGCCATGTCTGCTCTCTCGGTGGTGGGGTGTTACTTCTTACTCGCGGCGATTGCCTCGAGTACCTGCGACGCTTCGGCGTCGTTGAGGTCTGCGGGCACCTGCGGTGCATCCGGGTCGCCGAGTACCTGTTGCAGCCAGCCGGCGATGCTCTCGGGGTCGGTGACACCGAGTTCGGCGAGCTTCTCGGCGACCTCGGTCTGCGGGGTGCGCGGATCGGCGGTGTCGTCGGCGGATGGCGGGCTGTCCACAGGTTCTTGCACAGGTGTGGAATCCTGCGGCGGGTCGTCCTGCACCGCGGGGTCGTCGTCGAGTTCGCCGTCGATGTAGGTCGGAGTCTCGTCGATGCTGTCGGCGGTGTGGTCGGTGCGAACGGCGCCGTCGTGGGTGATCGCACGCATCACCTCGGGCGACTTGGGCAGCATCTTCGCGAGCTGCCTGATCATCGTTTTCTTCGCCATCTCGTCGAAGTGTTCTTTCCACGGCCCGGACCGGCCGCCGCCGTTGGCGTGCTTGCGTGCGAACGACTGCATATCGGCGAGTCCGACGGGGTCGGTGATCTGGTAGCCGCCGTTCTTCATGCGGGCGATCGCGTAGTAGGCGACGGCCTTGCCGCGGGGTTTGAAACCGGCGGGCGGCCGGTGCACGAGGGTGTCCGAGGACAGCCCATATTCGAGCAGGAACTCGTCGTTCTCGTAGACGGTGCGGGCGGTGATCGTCTCGACGAGTCCGCTGCGGTAGATCAGCTCAAGCAGTCCCTGATACCCGAGGACCAGTTGCGCCTGCTGACCGTACGGGATCAGGTACGCCTGCCCGAGCACGCCGGGCCGCAGCCCGAGCTGCGCGCACGTCATCAGCCCACCGAAGAATGATTCGGGGGTGACGCGGGCAAGTTTCGGGTTCAGCCGTAGCGCGGTCTGCGCGTCCCGCACGAGCTGTGTCGCTTCCATGCCTTGGGGCATGGCGCGCTGGAACTCGTCGGTCATCTTGGTCAGCTGCTGTGCGAGGGTCGCGGGCTGCTCGTTCTTCTGCTGGACAGCGCCGCCGGTGGTGCGCTGCTTGAGATCTCGGGCCATCGTGGGGTGTTCCTCTCTCGGTTCTTACTGCGGGTCAGACTTGCGGGGACCGCGCACGGTGCGCGCCCGGTATCGGTCATACAGATCGGGGTGCTCACGCTGTAGCGCGTCGGTGTCGAGTACCTCGATTTTCTTCATCGTCACGTCGGCGATGTCGGGGTGATCGGCGACGAACCGTGTTTTCGCGAACGTGCTGCGGCTCAGTCTGCTGATCACCTTGTCGACGGTGCGGGATTCGCCGAACTCGTCGGTCTCGATGGTTGATTCGACGATGACGTCGTGCCCGTCGGCGATCCGCACAAGGTTGTTCCGCGCCTCGTCCTTCGCTGCCTTCGCATCCTTTTCTGCTTGCGAGGCTTGATCTTTCGCGGCCATCCACGCGCGAGCTTCGGCGGCGACAGCAGCGTCGACGACTTTCGCCTCGGCGTCGGGCCGCGCAGATGCCCGCAGGATCGCGCCGACGGTGTCGCGGTGGGTGAGTGGCGGCTCGAGCTTGCGCAGCTCGGCACGGCACGTTTCGGCGTCGATGTCGGGGTCGGCGAGCACACCGAGCGCAGCCTGTATCCGCGCCCACATGCCGGCCTCGACGTGCGTGATGTGGTCGAGGAACTCGTCGTCGCGGTCGATGCGCTTGTACACGATCATGCGGCCGCCGACCATGCCGCCGACGTAGCCGTACGGCGCGCCGGTCACCGCGAGAGTGTGCAGGATCTGTAGCTCAGCGTGGTCAGGTACCTGGTCGACCCAGTCCTCGAGCTGGTACTCGCTGGTGTTTTTCGCCTCGAACGGGATCGGGATGAACAGGTCGCCGTCGTTCTCATCTGGCATCCACAGCACGGCGTCGAGGTTGGATCGCTGCCACGGCCGCGCCTTGGATGCGAGCGCCGGCAGCCCGGTCGTGTACTCGACGCCGAGACGGCGGGCGACCATCCGCACGATCGCCGATTCGACTTCGCGGCCGATCTCCATCTGCTCGGAGTCCAGTCCGTCGTCTAGCGGGATCTGCCCGGTCTTGTCCATGAACACGTGCCACGGCGTCGCGTCGTCCCACTTGTTCATGCCGAGCACCGACGAGGCGTCGGATGAGCCGATGCCGTCGCGGCGTTGCTCGAGCCACGCGATACGGCCATCGAGGGTGGTGACGTCGTGCTGCTCGAGCATGACGGTGTGCTCGGCGAACGGGTTCATGATGCCGGTCACCGGCCGACCTCGGCGGTCATCTCGTCGATCGCGGCCCGCTCGGCGGCGATCTGCTCGTCGGTGGCCGCGAGACGACTGTCGGTGGCGGCGGCGAGCGCGAGCGTCGCATGCACCTGCGCCATCGCCGTGTTGAATTGGCTGCTCTCGGGGTTGAGTCCGCCCAGCTTCGCCATCTCGCCGAGCCGTTCTAGGATGCGCTCGGCCTCGAGGTAGTGCTCTCGTGCGTTCATGTCGTGGTGTTCTCCGGTGTCGTGGTGGGGGTGGTCAGCGGCGGCGGTGTGCGGGTCCGCGGGGACAGGTTGCGAAGTGGCTCAGATAGAGCTGCTCGCCAGCGTCGCGGGCGGCCTGCGCCTCGACCTTCCCGAGGGTGGTCGCGATCCGCAGCCCGTCGTCGATCGTCTCGAGCCGTACGTTGCCTTTGGTCAGGTTGGGCAGCTCGTCGAGGGGCATCGACTTACGGTTCGCGGTCTGCGCGTAGATGATCTTCTCGGCGCACGACTTGCACGCGGCCATCAGACGTCGACCTCGTCGGTCGGCATGGGGATGCCTTCGGATTCGAGGTAGAACGACCACAGCGTGCGGTATGTCGGGAACGTGCCAGTGTCCAGATACGCCTGGTACAGGTCGCGACCGCGGTCGTAGCGTGACTGCCGGTCGGCGAGGTGCTTGCGCAGCTCGGTGTCGTCGGCATATCGAGTCATGGTGATCGTTCCGACACTGGTGTCGACACGGTCGCCGTTGCGCTCGAGTGCGGTGACGAGCGCGTCGATCGCCGCGAGCGCGCCGGGCACCTTGTAGAGCGCCTGCATGTCGTAGACGACGCCGATGTCGGTGCGTATCCCGACCTCGGTTGGGTCGAGTTCGTCGATCGACTCGGGACGTGCGGTGAGCGGTGCTACTCGGGTCATGGTGGTGCCTTCGTCGTGGTGGGTTACTTACCACCCGTGACACTACCCGATGATGTCGCAGACTGTCGCAGTATGTCGCAGCGCGTTTCAAATTACAGCGGTGGTAGTCCACTTCGCGGCCCGCGTCAGCATCGACTGCCCGCCGACCCGATCGGTGTACGCGCGCACATGCCCACGCCCGGATAGGTAGTTGTCGACGTCGACCCGCGCACGCTCGTACCGCGCCCACGTCAGCGGTGACCACGGCGGCCCGATCTGCGCGGCGATCTCGGCGCGCACCTTCGGATCGGACAGCTTGCGGCGCACGTCACGCGCCCACGCCGCCCGGTCGCCAAGCGCCATGTGCGGCGACAGCAGCGCCAGCGGCCGCAGCGGCGACAACCGCGGGCACCTCGGGATCGCGTCGCCCCGCGCGGCGACCCGCAGGTGCCGGCCACGCACCGGCCGGCGCCCGGCGATCCCGAACTCGTTGGCGTCGCCGACGTCGAGTGGGTCGGCGACAAGCACCGTCGCGGCCAGGGCGCCGTGCACGAACTCGTTCGCCAGATCACCGGCGAGCGCGGCGCCGCCCGAGTACCCGGCGAGCACGATTCGTGCGTCCGGGTCACGGGCCAGGATCTCGCCGGTCATGTTCCTGCCGAGCTGCATGCCCTGCGCCAGCGACTGCGCGTAGCTCGCACCGTTGCCGTACTGCGCCAACCACGGCACCTCGATGCGCTGCCACCACGGCGGCAGCGCGTCGACGTACTGGTCGAGCAAGTTGCCGTCGAGCTTCTCGCCGATCCCGCGGAACGTCAGAACGTAGATGCCCATCGGCTCAGTTCCTCCCGCAGGTCGGTTCGGGGTACGGCTTGCGTGCGGTGTTGATCTCGATCCGGGTGCGGTCGAGCTGGTCGAACTGTCGGTCGATGCCGACCGCAGCATCGTTGTACCGGTTGATCGCGTCGATCGTGTCCTCACGCGATGTCGCCGACGCGACCGCCCGCAGTACCTCGTTGAGGTTGCGTCGCACCTGCGCGTCGAGCGCGTCCTCTTGCTCGTCCAGCTGTCGTTGCTGCGCGGTCAGGTCGGTGTTGTAGGCCAGTGCCTGCCGAAACTCGACGTTGCACTGCTCCGATGCGTGCTCGGCGGCGGCGACGTTGATCACCGTCCCGACGCTGATCAGACCCAGGATCGCGGCGAAGATGGTGGCGTTCCGCGCCCGCACCGCGATGTAGGGCAGCGGGATCTTGTGGCCGCGGAACTTCCACCGGTAGCCGAGATCGACGGCGAACCCGAGCAGGAACGAACACACGACGATCAGTAGGTCGTTGACGTTGTCCAGTGTGATTGTCACGGTGTCGCCTCGTCTTTGTCCTCGTCGTCGTCTCTGTCTCGGGTCCGTTCCCGCTCCCGGTCCTTACCGCGCACCGCGGCCGATGTCGCGAGTCCGAACAGCCCGGACACGACCGCCATGAACACAAGTCCGATGTTCGCCGGCGGGTCGTACGCGGGATTGATCATGTCCACCACGAGCGACGCGCCCCAGACCACCGTGACCGCGATCGCGAGTCCGATGATCACTTTCATCGTGGGGCCTAGCTCGTCGCTCCGCTTGCCCGTCACATGCACACCTCTCTTCGGCGCCCGATGGCGGGCGATACTGCGTTCTCAATACCGCCCCCATCGACACGGTTGACCCCTCCCCTGGTCAGCCGCGCACGAGCGACGGTGTGCCCTTGGCGTTCCCGAGGTTCATCGAACCGAGCGACGTCAGCAGGGACACGATCGCGAGGGTGCCGGCGATACCGGCGGCCTGCCCCCACGGGATCGCCGAGAACGTGGCCGCGCCCGTGGCGTCGACGACGGGCAGCGCACCGGCGAACGATGCGGCGAACGTGCGGGCGGCGCGCGACAGCGCCTCGATGTACGGATTGCTCGACTGCCATGCCGACTGCACAAGTCCGATCAGAACGGTGCCGAGCGTCGCGATCAGCGCACCCTGCACCGCGGTCAGCCACGGCACGTCGAGCACCGACACGGTCGCGCCGGCTCCGAGGTAGATCAGCACGGTCTGCATGAACGTCTTGATCGACCTTTCGAGCAGGTCGGCGATCTCGCCGCCCACGGTGACCGGTCCGCTGCCGTCGGTGACGAGTTCGCCCTCGAGGATCTCGCCGTCGTTGTGGTGGGTCATGGTGTGTGCCTTTCAATCACGCGACCGACACGACGCCGGTCGGGGTGTACACGAGCGATCCGCCCGCGAAGTCTTGCCGAATGCAGCCCTTGCCCATCTGCGGGTAGGCGTACTCGTCCGAGCGCGGCCAGCCCAGCGCGCCCTGCTCCCAGTCCTGCGCGGCGTAGACCTTCCCGATCTCGCCGTGCACGAGCAGCCCGGCGGTCGGCCCGTCGGTCGGGGTCATGAGCACGCCGCGGTCGAACGACTGGACGCCGCCGGTGATGCCGTGCGCGGTGACGACGTCGTGCCGCAGCACCGGGAACCCGATACCGTCCTCGAATCCGCGGGCCTGGAACGCCTCGAACATGCCGCCGTGCGGGATCGCGTAGGCCAGTTTCGCGCCCATCTTCCAATACACGTGCCCGCGCTCGTAGGGGACGAACGCGCCGATCTTCACGCCGCCGTCGAGGATCGGTGTCTCACCCTTCTGGCCCGGCTCGGCGAGCCGCTTCCCGATCCACGCACGCGCGACCGCGGCCTCCTGCTCGATCAGGTTGATCGGTGCCGGCGCGGCCGCCGACCGCATGAACGACTGCACGCGGCGGATGAACTCGGCGACAGGAAACCCGCGGCCGGGGTCGGTGTGCCCGCCGCCGCGGCGACCGAACGACACGTGCCCGCAGATACCACGCCGGGGCGGCCAATTGTTGTCGGCGTAGGCGACCGCGCCGACCCACTCGACGGGGATCTTGAACTCAAGGCACGCCGCGGCGAACGCCTTGGCGCCGCGCCACAGCATCGCATCTTCGTTGAGTCCGTCGGCGGCGTCTCGGGACAACCACCGGCCGGCCGACCACGACGCGTAGCTACCGGCGAAACACAAGTGCCATGCGATGTTGTTGGCGTCGGCCGCCGACCACGATCCCTCGACGTTCGGGACGTTCAGAACGGTTCGCTCGTCGTCCACGATCACGTTGTAGCCGACCTGCGCGCCGATGCAATACCGGGCCAGTCCGATCGCGTCGCCGGTGCCGCCTTCCTGCGTGTGCGCGGTAGCGAAGTCGGTGCGCGGGCGGCGACCATTCGAGTTGCCGGTGCCCGCGCTTCCCGCGTTGTACCCGAACATGGTGTGCGTGATGCCGTAGTCGAGTGCCATCGGTGCTGCTCCTGGTGTCGTGGGTTTCGGTGCTTCTGGTGCGTTCGGGGTGCCGGGGTGCGGGCTGCCCCGCAGCCACGGCACGGGGTCGATGCGGGTGCCGCCGTACTCGCGCGCCCACACCGTCAGGTGCAGGTGCGGTGCGACGCCGCCGTTCGTGGCCCGGTCAGGGTTGATGCGTCCGATGCGCTGCCCCGCGGTGACTTTCGCGCCGTTGGCGACCTCGCGGATGATGTGCCCGTACTCGACGCACCCGGCGCCCTGCTCGTCAGATGAGTCGATGACCAGCCATCCGGCGGGGTCCGGGCCGCCGTACCCTGATGCGGCGCCGGCGTGGATGACGGTCCCGGATTGGCAGGCGTAGACCGGCAGCCCGGCCGACCCGCCGGTCTTGCCGAAGTCGGTGCCACCATGAAACCCGCCGTCACGCGGCCCGAACGGGCTGGTGACGTGCGTGCCGGCTTGTAGCGGCATGAATCGAGGTGCCACGGCTAGGGGTGCCTTCCACGGGTGCGGTGCCCGGCCCCTAGCCAGCGACGAAACTACAGGCCAGAGTAACCCGCGCGTCGCCCCTGTTCAGTCAGGCAGCGATGAACGCCTCGACCACAGGGGAGTTGTCCTCGAGTGCTCGTGTCGAGCTGCTGTTCGTGCGGCGTGCCTCAATGCTGAGCAGGTCCGACCCATTGAACGTGACGCCTGGTACCTCGATCCAATAGCCGGATTGGTCGCCACCCGCGATGGTGATCATGCCGATCTCGACGCCGTTCAGCATCAGGAACAGTTCGGCGGGTGATCCGCTGCTGTTGCCGACGACGTACGCGCGAGCCGTGCCGACACCGACGAGGGTGGTCGCGAGCTGGTTGCTACTCACCGACGCGCCCGGATACTTCGCGTCGGCAGTCCACCCGGTGACGATGCCTCGGCTGTTGGCGATCGTGAACCCTGATGTGTTCTTGTACATGCGCTGCCGCGTCACTGCCGTGTTGCCGGGGTCGATCCACAGTTCAGATCCGTCGTTGACATAGCCCGTCGTCGACGTCGTGCGGATGCCGTCGAGCCTGATGTCGTCCCCTGCCACGACGGTGCCGGCCCATTGCAGGTAGCACGGTCGGCCGCGCAGCGGGTCGGTGTGCCCGAACTGCGTCGACGCCGGCAGTATGTCGACGCTGTCGACGGTCACGCCGTTGATCACGAGACGCACAGTCGGCGTGCCCGAGACGCTACTTTTCCCGGCGCGCACGAACGCGTGCACGGTGGCCTCACCGCTGCCCGCAACGTCGAGCGTGCTGTCGCCGACGATCGTCGCCGGATCGGTCGGGTCAGACGCCCATCCCGTTACTGGGATCGCGGCGTTGTTGGCGAACGCGAATCGGCCGGCCTTAGTCATCTTCTGCCGAGTGAGGGACACATATTTGCGCTGTGTCCGGTAGCGCGTGTTCGGCAGCACCATCACGCGAGCCGATCGGGTGCGTACAGCTTGAGCATTTCCACCGCCCATTCGACCTTGTCTGATACGCGCTGCCCGTACGGGTGCGCCGATGACCATAGTTCCAAGTTCTCGATCCGGTTGTCATCACGCACGCCGTTGATGTGGTGCACCGATTCGTCGCGCCGCAGCGCGCGGCCTAGGTGCTGTTCCATGACGTGCCGGTGTTCGGAGCACGTTCGTCCGTCGACGGTGATCTGCCGGTATCCGCGCGACGTCCACGACCCCTCGCCCTTCGCGCGCACGCGGGTGATCAGCGGGTCGCCGTTGGTCTTCCACCGGTAGTGGTGCACCCGACACAGCCCTTTCGCGAAATGCTCACGCGAACAGTCGTCGATGCTGCACACGCCGCGCTTCTGATCTCGAATCGGGGTGAGATCCCGGCCCTGCGATTGCTGCCATAGGTGACCGGCACAGAGCGCCCTCCCGTGCATGGGTCGATCGCATCCCGAGAATGAACAGGTTGGCGCGTTCTTCGCCTCGCGCCGTTCCCTGCGGATCGCGCGGCCGTAGTGCATCTCGCATAGCCCTCGGGATCGCGACGGCCTCTCACACGACGACTCGGTGCACGCGTTCATGGTGTGACGTTAGCGCAGAACGTAACTACATGTCTCCACTGACGAGCCACAGATTCGCGGCGCGCTTGCGCAGCAGCACCGCCGAGTACTGCGCGCGGGTTGTCGGGGTGACCGGCGCCTGCACGGTGACTCCGGACGCGCCAACAATGGTGACCTTCCCGGCGCCGAGCTGGTCGACCTCGATGACGGTGCCGACCGGGAACGCGACTGCGGCGTCGGTCGGGATCGTCAGGTTCACCGCCGACGCGCTCGACACCTCGACGGCCTTGTTCGCATCCGTCGCGACGAGGGTGTACGCGCCGGCCTGCGCGTTCACGGTGACTCGCTGCGCGGCCAGCACTGACGTGTCGATCATCGCCTGGATCGCGGGTGCGACGTCGGCGCCGAGCTTCGGGACGGTCACCGACGCGTCTGCGAGTTTGCCGGTCGTCACCGAGAGATCCGTCGGCGTGCGGGTATCGGACAGTCGTGCGTCGTTTCCCTGCGCTGCGGTGCCCGCGGTCGTGCCGTACGCGACTGCGAGGGTCCGATTGGCGGTGAGGTCGCCGCCGCCGGACAGCCCGGTACCGGCCGCCACCGTGCGTGTATTCGGTACGGCGTTGACGATGCGTGAGTCGTTGCCTGCGGCGACTTGCGTCGAGCCGGTGCCGACGGGTAGCCGCGCGATGTCGAGGGTGCCGGCGTTGATGTCGACCGCCGAATGCTGATGCACGGTCGCGGCCTTGCCCGACAGCCCGGTATCGAGCTGCCCCTTCGATGCGGCGTGCCCGGCCGCGGTCGCGTCACCGACAGCGACGGTGCCGCCGGTGCCGCGCAGCGCCAGCGTGGTTGCGGTCGCCGCCGAGGTGACCGGCCACGTGCCTTGCACCCCGCCGGTCTTGGTGCCGTACGCGACGTTCGCGGTGGCGACCTCGTCGACCTTCCCGTCGAGCGCGGCCGCGACGGCGTTGCTGATCGGCTTGTTGAGGTCGCTCGTGTTGTCGACGTTGCCGAGTCCAACGTCGCCCTTGCCGAGCACGACGATGCCGACGTATCCGTTCACCGACTGCACCGGCGAGTCGGGCAGCAGGAACATCGTCCACGACGACTCGAGTGACGGATCGTCGCCGGCGAGTATGTAGCTACCGCGGCCGGGGTTGCCCGACTGGATCGCCACATCGCCCGGCTGCACGTCGGTGAGCGCCAGCCGCTCGGCGGTGCTCGCCACGAGACGCCGCTCGATCAGCGCCTGCGCTGGGATCTGCGAGATCAGCACCTTGCCGTTGTCGTCGAGGTCGGCCTTGCCCGCGAGACCGGGCACCGTCGGGTTGTCCCACGTGCCACCGAGATCGCCCGTCAGACGTATGCCGCCCTTGACGGTGTCGGTCGCGTTCGGGATGCCCGAGGTGACGACATCGGCGGCCTCGGCTGCGCTCGCCGCCGCGGCGGTCGCCGAGTCCTGCGCATCGTCGGCGGCTGTCTGCGCGGCGGCCGCCGATCCGGCGGCCGCATCGCGCGCTGTTTCCGCACCGGTCCGGGCGGTCTGCGCTCCGGTCCGCGCGGTCTCCGCGGCGGTCGCTCGAGTGTCCGCGGTGGTCGCCGATCCCGCGGCTGCGGCCGCCGACGTCGCCGCGTTGCCCTCACTGGTATCGGCGTTCGACTCCGACAGCGCCGCCGCATCCGCCGAGTTATCTGCTGCCGTCGCCGCGCCGACCGCGGTATCGCGGGCACCCTCGGCACCCGTGCGGGCCGCGATCGCGGCGTCACGCGCCCCGACAGCGGTCGTCGCCGACCCGCCGGCAGTGAGCGCTGCAGCCTCGGCAGCACCCTTCGCTGTGTTCGCCGCGGTCGCCGACGCCGACGCCGCGGCCGCCGAGTCGATCGCCTGCTGGATCGCCGGCACCGACACCGTTTCGACGGTGCCGTTCGTCATCGTGAACCGCAGCTGATTGCCGACGACCTCGATACCGTCGGCCACGATCCCACGACCGGGCGGGCCATCCGGCCCCATGATCTGGATGCCGTCGCCCTCGTCGGGGAACTCGGTCCCGGACCAGCGATAGAACATCTTGTCGGCGCGCACCATGTAGCCGGCGCCCTTGTCCTCCGGCCCGAGGTTGGTCGGCAGATCGGCGTACGTGTCGACGGTGTCGGCGATGTCGATGCCGCGCCCGTCGCGGCCACGCACCACCCACACGTTGAAAGGCTCCGACCGCGGCGCCGCGAGCACCTGCGGGCGGCGGCGCCGCAGCGTGATGAGGCCCGGCCCGCTCACTGCCACACCACCATGCCGACGGTTTCGACGGTCGGCTCGGTGTCCGGCGGCACGGTCAGCAGGATGCGCACCGCGGTGCCGTCCCGTAGCGTCGCCTTCGCCGCGGTGACCTGCGCGACGGTCCGCTCGAATGTGGCGACGTTGCCGTCGATCGTCGCCGACCATGTCGCGATCGGCGTGATCGGATCACCGAACACCATCGTGATCGCGGTGCCCGGCGGCGGATTCCACGCACTACCGTCGACGTCTTGGAACTCGAGCTGCTGCTCGAAACGACCGCCGAGCTTGAGATACACGTTTTGTGTACCGGCGGGATCTCCGATCGCGCATGTCATGGCTCTATCCTCTCAGCCTCGTCGGCCTCGTCGGGGTCGTCGATGAGTCCCTGCGCCAGCAGTAGCCCGTTGATCTGGTCGGCGGCCGCGGACCAGTCGCCGCCCCACTGGTCGAACCATGCCCGATCCCACGGCATGAGGTAGACCGCGCCGACGGGCAGCGGCTCGCGGACCGGCACCGCCCCGTACTCGGCGTGCCACCACAGTTCGCTGCCGCGGCCTGCCTTGCGGAACGCGGCGATCTCGTCGGCCGTCACCGGGGTCATCATGCGGGCACCGCCTCGACCTGGATTGCACCCCACGGGATGCAATCGTTGCGCCGCTCGAGTGACGACAGCGCCACCGACGACGGGATCGACCCGTGATTGCCCGGGGTGCGGAAATACCAGCTGTTGAGTAGCTGCCCCGGGCGGGCGGTCACGTTGCTCGGCTGCGGCTTGCATGCGAATGACCTCGATTGTTGCGCGAGGCCAGGTGCGATCTGCTGGTGCGCCATGAACAGGATCTGCCCCGGCGTCACGAGTGGCGACGCAAGCGCCATGTCGAGACTGACCTCTTGCAGCGACGTCGTGTTCGCAACACCGTTCGCGATGTTGCCGCTGTCCCACACCTTTTCGATGTTCCCGTTCGCGGGGTTGTAGATACACAGCGCCATGTAATAGGCGTCGATACCAAACAGGCTAGTGTCGTTGCCGACCTTCCACCGCATCCGTTTCGCGTTGCCGCGGCGGTCAACAATGATCGGCGTGTAATCGACCGGTGCGACCGATGAGAACGTCACTTTCGATGGCGTGTATTTAGCGGCTCGAAAGCTGAGGGTGTAGCCGTTCTGCGACGATCCGGACAGAACGTACTCCGTCAGGTCGTCCCGCGAGCACGACGCCATGTCGTCGATGTCGGCCACATAGGCAGGGGTAACCGGCACCGCCGGCGCCACCGACTCGAGATCGGCGATCGCGGCCTCGATCTCGGCGAGCCGGGCACCACCGTCGAAGTAGTCGAACAGGTCGTCAAGTCCGCCGTCGAGTATCCCAGTGATCGCGCCGATGATCCCGCCGACCGCGGTGCCGACCGCCGCCGGCACGTTCAGGAATCCGCCCAACAGGTTGTTGAACAGCTGCGCGCGGACCGCCTCGAGTTCGGCGTGCATGTCGGCGTTCTCGGCCGCCCCGAGCGCGTCGGGGTCGACCTCTTGCAGCTGGTAGACCGTGTTCGCCCGGTAACCCTTGTTCGGTACGAACAGATCAGGTGAGGTCACTCGGGATCACCGCCCTCGTCGTCCTTGGGCCGCAGCCGATGCCTGTTCCGTTCGGTCCAGTCGCCCCACTCCGGCGGCGGCGCGACCGGCATGTCGATCGGCACGTCGAGCTGATTCGCCCGCTCCGACGTCTGCAACCGTTCCTCGATGGCGAGCTGCTGCGCCCGCAGCTGCTCGGCGTGCGCCAGTAGTTCCTGCTCGTCCATCTGCCCGACGTCAGGCATCGGCTGCGCCGGACCGACCTCGGCCATCGTCTCGGCGGTCGCGCGCTGCACCGCCTGCGCGTCGACAGCCCACGTGAGCCAGTGCTCGCCGGCACCGCCCATCGTCAGACCCTTGTCGCCGGTCGGGTTGACGAGCCGATACTTGCTCGACCCGATGATCACCGGCTCGCCGCGTTCGTTCACGATCGGCCGGCCGTCGTCGTCGACGAGGTGCGCCCGCACACCGGGCGGCAGCGGCGCCGGCAGACCGGGGTACAGGTTCTCGAACACGTGGATGCACACGACCTGCTTGAGTTCGGTCGGCCAGTTGATCGGCGGCAGCTGCGCCTGCGGCCGCTCCGGCTCGTGCAGCGGGATCGCAGTGAACACGTCGAGCAGCGGGTGCCGCTGCCCGAGTGCCTGCACCACACCGTTGTTGTCCCGGATACGCCCGCGCGCCCGCTGATTCGATCGCCTAGCCATCGTGTAACCCTCTCGTCGTGGTGGTCACGCCGATACTCCCACGGATTGCACGATGTCCTTGATGGACGCGATCTGCCGCGACAGGATCGCACCCGGTGTGTCCTCGACGACGCCGTCGCCGATCGTCACCGCGTCGGTCGGGTCTTGTGTGCGCGACCATTCAGTCGTGATGTCGTACACGTAATCGGTGTGCAGCTTGCCCTTGCGGCCGACCTCGACGTTCACCCGGTCACCGATGTCGAAGTGCGCGCCGGGCACGAGCGGCCGGCCCGGTATCACCTTCACCTCGAACACCCTGTACGCGCGGCTGCGGAAAAACCCTGTGCGGATCGCCTGGATCACCGACGTCAGCATGCCGTTGCTGCCCGTCGATTCCCAGTACTCGCCGAACGGCGGACCCCACTCGCCCATCTTCTGCACCCGGACGGGGTTCGGTATTCGGTGGAACGCGAGGATCACGTCGGTGACCTGGCCCTCGAATATGCCGAGTCCGAGCGCCGGGTTGCCGATCAGCATCCCGAGATACCCGAGCGCCGCGTTGAGTAGCAGTTTCACGCCGGCGTTGACCCAGTCGGGCGACTTGCCGCCCGTCACGATCGACGACGCTGTCGCCTTATTCGTTATCGCCCTGTAGTTTTCGACGCTGCCCTGCCCGTACGTCGAACGTGCGTGCCGGAACGTCGCCCACGGATTCGGCCGGGTCGTGCCCATGAATCCGGCCACCGAGTACTCGGGCGACTCGACGTAGCTGGTCTCGGTCACGACCTCGTTGATCAGGTCGTCGGCGACCTCACTGATCAGCGTCGCGATGCCGTCGAGCAGGGTGCCCGTCGGCCCGACGTACCCGCTCTTGTTCTTCACATCGAACACGAGTGTCGGCTTGGTCAGCGTGTAGTGCGACGACGCCGGTTGCGGCATGCCCGGGAACCACCGATAGCAGTCGAGATGCAGCCCTGCATCTTTCAGCGTCGGCAGCACCACGTCGTAAAAATTGCCGAACCGTGTCGCGAGCACACACCACATCGACGTGTCGGTGAAAAATGGTTTCGGTACAACCACTATCGGCCAGTTCGCAGGGTTGAAATTCGCCAGCCACGACGCCGGGTCGAACAGGTTGTCAGAGAACGTCCACGGCAGCGCGAACCGCCGCAACAGATTCAGAAACAGCAGAGTCGTCACACCGAACGCCGACGGCCCACCGTACGCCCAGATCTTCGGCCACTGGAACTGCGCGGGGAAAAACGGATTCGCGAAGCACACAACCTTTTTCGCGTGCTCAAACTCGTGCACGATCTTGAGTTCGATGAACTCGAATCCGTTGTCGTCGCCCTCGTCGATCACCTTCGTGACCTTGCCGGTCCACTCGATGTTGTGCCCGAACTGGATGCGTACGTGCAGATCTTCCCACTCGCCGAGTTCGTCGATCACGAAATCGTAGACGGCATCGTTGCCGAAGATCCGTAGGTTTCCCTCACCGGTGTCGTTGAGCCGGCGCGACACCTTGCACGCCGTCTCATTGAACACCGGCAGGTTGTCGACCCAATTCTTGTCGTACAGCAGCACAGTCGGCCGCCGACGCGTGTGTGCTAGCCAATCGTTGAACGACGCCTGCAACTCGGCGCGCATCTGTGTCGGGGTAGCGGGCATCAGGCGAGCACCGCCTCACGCACGATCGGCAGCTGCCCGCCGATCGGCCGGTCGTACCGGCGGGGGATCGTGAGCATCATGCTCGACGTCGGCGTGCCGCCCTGTAGACGCACCTTCACCGTCCTCACGTCAGGTGTGTTCGCGAACAACGGTTTCGTGAACGTCTTAGCTTTCATGCGCGCCCAGTCCTGCGCCACGTCACGCACCCACAGTTGAGGTTTCGACGGATTCGTCTGCACCCAGAACGACTTGTTCGCCCCCGACAGCGACGGCAGCGCGATGAGGTTGCCCGAGTCGCCGTCGGGGAACGACCACGTCTCGGCGGTGCCGGTCAGCTCGCCCGAGTTCCATTCGGCCCACCCGTGCTGATCGGTCGGATTCGACCACGGCACCATGATCTCGTACGCGCCGCCACCGACCGGCGTCATGTACGGGCGGCCGTCGCCCTGATTGTCGCGCACGAACTCGTACTGATACGGCTCGGCGTACCAGAACGGATCGCACGCGAGTAGCTGCACCGGCCACACCCGATTGAGTCTGCGGCCGGGGATCTCGTTGCTCTTGTCGTCCGGTTCGTTGAGCAACCGCACCCGCAGCTCACGCCACCCGTGCGGCGGCGGGAAGTAGATCCGCAGCCAGCAGTCATAGTCGACCGACAGCACCGACCAGAGCAGCGTCTCGATGTTCGCGTACTCGGCGAATGTCTGTGCGTACACGATGAACTCGGCCGTCGGGCGGCGTTCCTTCTTACGCGGGAACTGCGACGGCGTCGCCCCTTCCTGATACGCCCACTGCTCGAGCGGTGTCTCGGTCGGCACCTTCCACAGACCAGACAGGTTGCCGCCGAGCGTCACACCCTGCGGCCCTCGAGGCGTGTCGCTCGAGAGCACGTCGACGATCAACAGGTCGTTGAGCTGATGCTTATCCCGCAGGATCAGCGACGCCGCGCGTCGTTCGTCGTGGACACCTGCAACCATGTCAGCCCTGCCTATATGTCTCGGTGACCGCGGTCATCCCGGCGACCATCTTGTCGCGATTCTTGTTGCCGTCCACACCGTTGTAGTTCACGGTGTCGGCGTACTTCACCACGGCCGGCGCCGGTTTCGGCTGTTCCTTGAGGAACTTGATCAGCTCGTCGATGCCCTGTTTCACGAGTCCGTCCGCGCCGATCGGCTCGACGAGCGCGCCCAGTTCGCTGCCGAGCGCGCCGAGCGCCCAATCGCGCGCCTGCGTACCGAAGTCCTGTTCACGCGCCCACGTATCCGCCCGAGCCTTCCCGAACGGCATCGACGACGACGCCGCCGCACCGCCCGCCGACGGTGCGCCCGGCGTCGGGGTCGTCGCCGGCGGTGCCACCGCGGCCGCGTTCGGGTCGCCGCCGAGATCCGGTGTCGTCGTCGACGTCGTCGTCGTGGTCGTCGTCGTCACGTCCGCCGGCGGGGTGCCACCGGCCGGCGGTGCCGCAGCAGCCGGTGCGGGCTGCGGCGCCTTCTTAGCCGCGGCATCGGCGATCCGCTTGGCCTCGGCCTGCTGCGACTGGATCTCGTCGAGGTACGCGCGGCGGCCGCCCTGGTATGCGCCCTCGGCGGTGTCGATCCCGGGTGCCTGTTGCAGCCAGAATATGTTCTTCCACATGTCCTGAGATGCGCCCGGCCCCTTGCGTTTCTTCTCCATCCGGTCGAAGAATGCGGCGATATTCTTGTTCGGGTCGTCGCGCCCGGGGTAGCTCGAGTCCTGCTGATACACGCCGTGCCACAGACCGTTGTCGCTCACCGCGCCCGGACGTAGACCCGACTCCTGCAGCCCGGTGCTGATGATCTTGATCGCGTCCTCGTGCGAGTACCCGCGCTTGCGTGCCTCCCAGTAGATCGCCTCACCAACCTCGTCCTTCGTCGACGACTGCGTGAGCTTGCCGATACCGGCGCCCGAAGGAACCGCGCCGCCGGGTGCCCCGCCAGCTGGTGCCGCGCCGAGTCCGGCGTCGGCCGGCATCGCGGCCGCACTGCCCCCGAGGCTGCCGCCACCGCCACCCATCGTCGCCGGCCAGTTCTCGACCCACACCGGGATCACGCCGCCCTTGTCGGCTTCGGCTGCGCTGTTGAACTTGCTGCCGCCGCCCGAGTTGCCCCACGACGCGCCGCCCCCCGAGCTGCCCGCAGCGCCCGACGAGCCGATACCCGAACCGATCGGCGTCGACGACGGCGTCCCGCCGAGCGACGCGCCGCTGCTGCGGGTGTCGTCGATACCGGGCTGCGACGCGTTGTTCGCCGCCCCGATCGAGTAGCTCTGCCGCGTGTGCACGTGATCCTGATGCCCGGCCCAGTCCGCCGAGTAGTAGCCCGGCTGCGACGTACCCGGGCCGACGAGCTGCCCGTCGGCGACGCCGATCTTCTCGCCGGTCTCGGGATTCATCCATATGACCTGCTCGACCTGGCCCTTGTTGTCGCGAAGGAACTCGGCGAACCGTTGCATCGCCGGCACCGGCCCCGACCAGTCGATGCCCTTGTTCTTCCCGTCTTTCTCCTGATGCCCGGCATACGTCGACGCCTTCACACCGAACCGTGCCTCGAGGTCACGCACCCACTGCGGGAACCGGTCAGACTGGCCGTAGCTGATCGACGTGCCGGCGGGCAGCCCGTACGGTTCGCGGCCGCCGACCATGCCGCCCTCGGCGAATCCGGGGGTCGACCCGCCGAGCAGACCGCCGAGCCACTTCGGCGGCACCCACCCGGCGCGAATGGCCTTGAGCCACGGCAGCGTACGCGGGTTTGTCTGCGCCGCCGGATTGACCCACTCGCCGCGGGACAGCCGCACGAGATTCGAGTCGGACGTGCCCGTGCCGACACCGCCGACCGGGCCGCCTCGAGCCATCAGCGGAATCTTGGGCATGTCGAATCCCTTGCCGCCGAACTTGGGAATCCAATCCGGCGCACGGAACGACAGCCTGCCGACTGTGTTGTTCCACAGATTCGCGATCGCATTGAATACGGTCCGCGCCGATTCCTTGATCGGCTCCCAGATAGCGCCAGCGAACTGCTTGATCTTTCCCGGTAGGCCCTTGAGGAAATCGACGACCGCGGTGAACTTTTCGACGACCCAATCGCGCGCCTGCGTCACCTTTTCGTTGATGGTGCGCGCGAGATCGCCGAAGAACCCGCCGAGCACCTGCAGCCCGAGCTTGAACTCGGCGAACTTCTGCGAGATGAAACCCCATGCCGCAGAGATGATCCCCTTTATGGCGTCGAATGCGGGCATGACCGCGTTGTTCCACAGCCACATCACAATCGAGCCGATCAGCTTGATGTATGCGACCCACGCTTGAAATGCGACCTTTATCACGGTCCACGCGAGCTGTATCGCGCCGCCAATGAACCGGAACGCCGGGCCGATCGCGTTGTTCCACAACCACTGCGCGGTGGCGCCGAGCGCCCGGAAACCGGCCTCGATATACGGATAGACCGCATCCCACGCGGCCTTAATCGCGTTCCACACAACCGAGAACGTCGCCTTAATCGAGTTCCAAATCTTGTCCCAGAGTTGGCGCCCCACTTCGGTTTTGGTGAAAAACAGGTACAGTCCGGCGGCGAGCGCGGCGATCGCGGTGATGATCATTCCGATCGGCGACGCCGAGAACGCGAGCGACAGGATCGTCCACGCGATGCGCACCGCGGTGATGATCGACTGCACCACCTTGAACAGTTTGAACGCTCCGACCGCGACGAGTACCGCGCCGGCGATCGCGCCGATCGCGGTCGTAAACGGTTGCAGCATCTGCAATATCCCGGTGATCACGGGCATGATCTGCGTGAGCGCGGTGACGACCGCGATGATCGTCGGCACGAGCACCTGTAGCGCGGCCCCGAGCATCCCGCCGAGCATCGACGCGAGCTGTCCGATGACCGGCCCGAGCGCGACGAACAGGTCCGAGATCGGCTGCACCGCAGGCATCAGCGCCTGCAGGATCGTGATCAGTGAGTTCCCGACGGTGACGAGCACCGGCCCGAGTGCCTGCGCGAGCGCCCCGATGATCGGCCCCGCCAGCTGCACGAACGTCGCGATCAGCTGCCCGAGTACCGGCATGACCGGTCCGAGCGCCGTCGCGATCGCCGAGATCGCCGTGCCCAGCGGCGCCATCGCCGGCGCCAGCGCGGCCAGACCGTCACCGATCGCCGACACGAGACCCGAGATCGACGGCCCGATCTGCACGATCAGACCGGCGAGTGCCGGTGCGACAATGGTGCCGATGATGGTGCCGACCTGCAACAGGATCGGCAGGATCGTCGCGACCGCCGACTGCATCGACTGGAAGAATCCGATGAGTGCGTCGCGGCCCTCGCCCGCCGACAGGTAGGCGTTGATCGTCTGTAGCTTCTCGGCCAGCCCGCCGAGCACACCGTCGCCCGCGGCGGCCGCCGCCGAGAACACCGCCGAGATGATCCCGCCGACCTGCTGGATGACGAACCACAGCTGCTGCGCGACACCGATAGCGTCGCGGAAAAAATCGGCCATGCGGCCGGACTGCTGCGCGGCGACGAGCATGTCGGACAGCGACCGGGCAGCGCCGGCGATCCCGTCGGTCATCGGCCCGAACACCTGCGAAGCGCCCGCACCGATCGCGAGGATGCCCGGCACGAGGTTACCGATCGCCGACAGGAAATTGCCGGCCATGTTCGACGCGTTCGACAGCAGCGGCCCGACGGTGCCCATGCCGCGGGTCGAGTTGATGAACCCGAGCGCCGACTTGGCGCCCTCGTTGAACCCGTCAACGACGGTGAGCATCGCGTCGCGGACCGGCACGAGCAGGGTGCGTAGCCGCGCGAACTGCGGCGCCAGACCGGCGAACGCTGCGTTCTGTACCGGCTGCTGCACGACCCGCTTGAACTCCATGCCGAGCGACTGGATCGCCAGCACCGACTGCCGCGCCTCGGGTGCGAGCTTCGCGAGGGCCTCGTTGAACTTCTCCGCGTTCGCCGGGTCGAACGCGTTTTTCAGTGCCTCGCCGACACCGGCGAACGCGGTCTTGAGGGTGAGCACACCGACGAGTACCGCCGAGATTCCGGCGGCGAACGCACCCGCACCGGCGATCGCCGTCGAGAACAACGCCGACCCGAGCGCGGCGCCGAGCGCGGCGAGCGCCGGCAGCATCCCGGCGACCGCGACTGTCGCCGCCCCGATGATCCCGGTCCATTTGAGCGCGGTACCCGTCATCGAGAGCATCGCCCCGCCGAGCCGGCCGATCGCGCTCACGCCCCGCAGGATCGGGTTGGCGTCCATGTTCACGTTGACGTTGCGGCGGCCCGGCAGACGGTTGAGCAGCAGTACCAGCCGCTCGAGCGCGGACATGTTGTGCACGACGATGTTGATGACGATCGTCGTGTTCCCGAGCTTGTTGATGCGGGTCAGTGCCCGGGACAGCTGCCGCAGATCCTGCACCGTCGCGCCGCCGGTCACGATGTTCACCGCGGTGTCGATGTTCCCGACGTCCTGTAGTCGGCGCAGCGCCGTCGTGGTGCGGCGGATCTCGGCCAGATCGACGCCCGACTGTCGGATCGCGATGTTCACCGGGATCGTGTTCGGTATGTCGCTCAGCGACTGCTTGATGCGGGTCGCCGCAGCCTCGGTGGCCCGAACCATGCGGCCCATTGACTTGATCCACGACGCCGTGGTCTTGCGGCCGGACTGCTCCGCGGCGCGCGGCACCCGATCCATCTCGGTCTCGAATGCCTGCGCCATCCGGTCGAACGACTTTCGTAGCGCGATCTCGAGTTTCGCCATGTGCTTACGCACCGCGGCCGCCGCGAGTTCGGCCTCACGCTCGAGGCGTCGCCGCAGCTCGCCGTCGAGGTTGTCGAGGTTCAGCTCGGCATCGACGCCTACCTCGGCCCACTCACCGCCGCCTGATGTCACGCCGCCCGCCTATCACTCGTTGCGTCCGGCGACGTCTCGCCGGACGGGTCAGCGAGCGGGCAGGCTGCGCTGGTCGTCAGGTGTCAGGGTATCCGAGCCAGGCATGGTGATCGTGGCACCGACAGGCTTGCCGGCGGCACGGGCACGCTGCGATTCCTTCATCTTGCGGACCCGCTCGGCCATGTCCGCGGCGGTCGCACCCGACGACACCGCGACATCGTCCCGCTTCCAACGTCGGATCTCGCGCAGCGGCGGCGTCTCGACACGCCGTTTCCACTTGTCTAGCGACGCCTGATCGTTCGCCGCCCAACCGCGCAGCAGCGCGTAGACGGCGTTTGTCGCCCGGTCCGGCGGCAGCTCGAGCACGTCGAGTCCGCGTAGCTGCAGCTCGCCGTCGACGAGCAGCCACGACCCGAGCGCGTCGCGCCACACTCGCTGCGCGATCCACCGTTTCACTCCGAGGTGCGACTCGACGAGCCGGTCGGCGACGAACTGGAACAGCTCGAGCGTCGGCGCCGGACCGTCGGCGCGTGGCCGCAGGATCGCCGCGTACAGCCGCGGCAGCGACGTGAGGGTGCAGAACTCCATCACCGTCGCCATCCCGCTTACGGGGTCGTCGTCGGGCATCGCGAACAGCGGCAGCAGCCGGCGCATCTCGGGGGTGCGGGTAGACAGAAACGCGCCGTCGAGCGTCCAGCCCGACGGCGCGCGGTCGAACGGCGGCCCAATCGCCACGGCGCCGACCTACTTCTGTCGGGCGGCGGCGCGTCGCTGCGCCCGATTCTGCTTCTGCTCACGTTCCTTGTCGGCGATCGCCTTGAACTGTGCGGCGGCCATGGCCTCGCCCCACGTGTCGAGCACCGCAGCCACCACATGCGCATAGAGTCCGTCGTCGAACTTGTTGCGCTTGTCGGTGACCCGCTCCTGCACGTACATCAGACCGGACGTGTCCAGTGCCTGTTGCACGAGCAGCGTCATCGCGTTCATGCGCGTTTTCGGGTCGTCGCTGAGCAGCTGCGCCATGTACAGCCGCATCGCCGCGTCGGACGGCTTGTACAGCCAGAACGGTTCGTCGTCCATCGCGAACGCGATCCGCTCGACCTCGGTCTCTTCGCCGGTGTCGGTCGAGAACCGTAGGGCCTCGGGGACGTCGTCGAGGCTCGGCGCCTCGAGGTCGGGCCGGTCCTGCGGCACGACCCGCACTTGATCGGCGTAGCGGCGCTCGGTGTCCTCGGCGGCGTCGCCGGTGCTCTCCGAGTCCGGCGGGCTACCCGCCTTGCGCAGCTTGTGCACCGTCTGCATGTCGATTCGTGACATGTCGTCGGTGTCGACGTCGGGGTATGCCTCGGCGATGAACTCGGCCCACTTGTCGCGGGATGCGTTGAGTGCCGGCGCCTTGAGGGTTGATGCCATGTGCGCTGCTCCTAGCAGTCGTCAGTCGGTATGTGCCGCGGTTGCCGGCTCACCAACCGTCCGGATGGCTGCCGGGCCACTTCCCGCCACTATTGCGACGGGCACTGATCAGCGTAGACGGTTGACCTGCCCCATCACGGCCTCGAGCGCGTCGACGAGGAACGGATTCGGCTCGATACCTTTCACCGACTTCGCGAACACCCACGGCGCATCCTTGCCGCGACGTTTCCCGCCCGGCCCCTTGACCTGGAACTTCAACGCCTCCCGCGACACCGGCACGATCGGCGTGCCGCGCGGCCCGTAGATGCCGGTGCCCTCGTGGATATACCGCGCGTAGGGCAGCGGCGACCCGATCGTCACGTGCGCGCGGCGTGTCGTCACGTCGACGACGTACTCGATCGAATTGCGCAACGTGCCCTCATCGACCGGTGCCCGGCGACGCGCCTCGTTCTGCACGCGCCGCCCGACCCTATGCGCCCACCGATTGCCGATGCGCAGTTTCCCTGCGTCGACGTTGGCCTGATTAATCCGTACCGTCACCGGCCGGCCCGTCGGTACCGTCAGCACCGGAATCGGTAGCGGCGCCGGCGGCCTGATCGTCGACAGTGTCGGTGGTGGCCGGCGGCGTCGCGGCCAGCTCGTCGAACTCGGCGAGCAGCTCGTCGCGCGACTTGCCTTCGGTGACGATCGACGTGTTCAACGCGAGCCACTCGGCCCAGTCGTCACGCGAGGCGTTGCGTTTCGGGATACCCGCCGGCACGAGATCGTCGCCGCCCGGCGCGACGGTGGTCGTCGGTTCGGCGTCGTCGACGACCACGACCCGCTGATTCTTGATCAGCCGATCCACGTACGGCGTCCGGTCGACCGTCACCACGTCACCGGCCCGCAGCTCGCCGAACGACTGCTGCGCCTCGATCGTCACCTGTTCACTCATCGCTGTCCCTCTCATCGTCGGGGGTCGCCCGGCAGCATCGGTACCGCCTCGTCGGCCATCCGCCCGAGTTCAGTATCGACGAGCAGGTCCCATTCGACCGCGATGCCCGCGCCGGTCTGGATCATGCGCGTCGGCCCGAACGTCACCTGCACCGGATCGACGTCGACGACCGACCAGTCGGCGCCCAGGATCGCCCGGCGCAGCGCCTCGAGGTCGTCGAGCATGTCGCGGGTACCCGAGTCGTACACGACAGGTTCGGCCGGCTGCTCGGGGTGATGTTGGTCGACCATCGGGTCGCACCGTGACACGCCGATCGTGATCGCGACCCGCCATTCGGCCGCACACGCCCCGACGGTCGCCTGCCGTGCCTTGCTCGACGGTTTCGGCGTGATCGTCGTGACGATCGCCCACAGCTGCGAACAGAACTCGATGCCCGGTTTCGTCGGCAGCACCACGACCCGGTCGGGTGCCCCGGCCCGCGCCGTCTGCAACTCGTGCTCAGCGCGTTCGACGAGCAGCCGCGCGATCGCGTACGGGTTGCAGCCCTTGAACGTGGTCGGCGTCGTCATCTCAGATCACGCCCAGCAGCTCGAGGAACGCGATCAGGATGACGTACGCGATCAACGCGGCCGCGACCGCCACCCACCACGCCGACGCCTGCACCGTCATGAGGTGAACTCCGTCGCGAGATCGTGCGCCGGCAGCACCTCGGACGTCTGCGACAGTCGATGCGGATTGACCGCCAACAGCCACTGGTCGACGTCCTCGATACCGGTCATGCCCTCGGCGAAATACGCGCGCGGGTCGATCGTCACCTGTAGCCCGTTGCGGTTCGCCTCGGTCACACCGCGCGGCAGTCGACACTTCTGTCCACGCCGACTCTTGAGGTATTCGACGGCCATGACCCCCGCCGCGAGCTGCGCGGCCTCGGGTGCGTCGATGCCCTGCCGATAGGTGACCGCGAACGCGCCGACCTCGTTGTCGGCGGCGTTGAGGTTCTGCCGCATCGGCCACGCCCGGCCGTCGGTGCGGCGCACCCACCGATGGTTGCGGATGCGGTAGGTGGTGTCCGGGACGACGTCGCCGTCGATGCGGATCTCGACGACCTCGGCGACCGGCCCCGGCAGCGCCAGGTCGGCCGCCGTCTGGTGCCGGCAGTCGTCGACGATGCACGAACACGACGTGAGTACCTGCGCGGTTGATCCGATCAGCAGACCGGACGCCGCGAACACGCCGTGCCGGCCCGGTGACAGCGTGCCGTCATACGTTGATCCGCGGCGCGGCGGCCGATGCGCCGGCCGGACGGTGACGAGTCTCGTGCCGAACACCCGCCCGGACAGCGCCCACAGGATCGCGGTCGCCCAGTCCTGCGCCTGCGTGCGTTCGTCGGCGGTCAGCGCGTCCCACCACGTGCGATCGTCGACCGGGATGATCAGCGGCCACTCAATCTCTGCCATGCGTGCAGTTTCTCACGGAAACGACGAACGCCGCCCGAACTGCCTCGGGGGGATTCGAGACAGCTCGGACGGCGTCACCATCCGCTGCGGTAGCGCAGGGAAACTAGGGCAGTGCCACCGCGCCCGCCGTCGCCGCCGGCGGTGCGACGCGCACCGTGATCGGCAGGTAGTGGTCGAGTTCGGTCAGCGCCTCGGGCAGCTTCGCCGCGACCGCAGGCTCAGCATCGTTCAGGTCGACGTTGTACGGGCCGACGCCCCACCCGGTGCCGTCCTTCGTCTTCGCGTTACCGAGGGTGAACTCGGCGGTCTCTTCCGAGAGCGTCAGCTCGTCGAGACGACCCGAACCGATGAACGGGAACAGGTGATAGCCGTAGGACTTGCCGCCCGGGCCACACGCGGTGCCGGGGTTGTCCGACCACACCTCGAGCGCGAAGTAGGTGTCGATCTCCGAGTACCGACCGAACTTGACGCCGACCGCGTCACCGGCGGCGTTCTCGTAGATCGGGTTGCCGGTGACGATCTCCCACGCCTCGGGGTCGACACCGCAGAACTGGATGCCGAGCGTGAAATATTTGAACTTGTCGTTCTGGACGTCGATGAAACAGAAGTCGCCGTTACCGTTCTTCGGCGCGTTCTCGACTCCGTCCTCGTACTCGGCACTGATGTCGACCGACACGAGTCCGTCGGTGACGAGTGTCGACTTGGCGCCGGTGACGGGGACACCGCAGTTCGACACTCGAGTGAGTCGCATCGTCTTTGCCCGGACTGAGGGCCAGGGAACGTTGACCATTTGCTGCTGCCTTTCGATCAAGGGTGGTTGTGTCGCCCGGCCCCTAGCCAGCAGCAATGCGCTAGGTGCGAGTGTATCCCGCACCTAGCGCGTTACGGGGTTACGCGCCCGCTGTCCGTCGGTCGTACTCGGCGATCAGGTCGGTGCGGCGCATACCGTCGACGTCGAGATCGGGGTACTGCCCGGCCATGAAATGCGCCCACGACTCGGTCGAGTCGTTGCGGTCGGGCACCTCGACGCCGCCCGGCTCGTCGCTGTCGGGGTCGTCGCTGCGGCCCTCGCCCTCGGTCGGGGTCGGCGGTTCGTGCGGCGGCTTGTCGCCGTCAGCGTCATCGTCGGCGTCGGGTCCGGCGACCGCGACCGGCGCGTCACCGGCCGGTTCGGTCGGTGCCGGCTCGGCGGTGGGCTGCCCGCCCTGCGACTCGGCCTGTTCGACCTCACCCTTGTCGCCCTCGCCGGCCTGCCACTTCGCGAACACAGCGTCAGACACCTCGAACGCGCGTCGATTCCCGCCCGTCACGAGCTTGACCTCGTCGGCGTTCACACCCGCAGCACGCACCAACTCGGATGCGAGATCGCGGAACGACTGCCCCTCGGGGACCAGAATTGTCGGCATCGCCTTATCCTTCCGTCAGGTCGACCAGCGCGGCGCCGGCGACTTCGTCGAACACGACCAGATAGTCGCGTTGCGCGACGGCAGTGCCCAGGTTCGTCGAGTAGTCGAACCACGCCTGCCCGTTCTGCGTCAGCATCTCGGCCGGCGTCCGCCACATGGACACGTCACCGGTGATCGCGATCCACGCCGCGTCATCGGTCGCCGCCTGCCCCGCAGGGCCGGTGCCGGGGTAGTTGCCGAACACGACCGGCGTGCCGAGCTTCGTGCGCATCGTGGCACCGTCGGCCGACACGATCGACAGATGGTCGGCGAGCGCCGCCAACTCGCGCGGCAGGTGCAGCACACCCGTCGACGCGTAATTCGGATAGATCCACTTCTCGAGCTTCCCGATCGCCCGGTCCAGTCTCAGCCCGACCGACGACACGACCTCGGTGTCGCCGGACATGATCGACGGGTCGGTCGTCGACCAGATCCCGCGCTCGACGAACGGCTGCTCACCGGCCTGTAGCGACGTCATCGCCCGCGCGTGTAGCTCGTCCTCGCCGATACCGCGGCACCGGATACCCGCCCACACCTGGAACGGGGTGCCCTCGCCGGACGGAAAACCCTCGGGAACGTCACGCGGATCGAACTCGCCGGCCGCGGTGCCCTCGCCGAAACACTCGATCGCGGTCGCCTCGACGTGCGGCACGACAGGCGGCCAGTACTCGATGCCGTTGAGCCACCGGCGGTCGGTGTCGCCGGGCTGCTCGACCACCGAGAACAGACCGTACTTCGGTGGGATCAGCCGGTGCTGCCGCTCGATGAACGTGCGCTCAGCTACTGCCATCAGAAACACTCCTATCGAAACGGGTGAGGCACCCGCACGACGCGGGCCGCATCGTGGGGTGCCTCACCGGTCGGCGTTGTAGTTGTCAGCAGCTCACGCGACCTGGATCTTGCCGTTGCCGTCGAGGTTGCGGGCCGCGCCGGTCGCGCCGTTGACCGCGACCGGCAGCGTCACGACGGAACCGCGGTACGCGCGGTGCGCCACCGCGAGCCACTCCTCCATGAACAGCCGCAGGAAATCGTTGGTCTCGAGCAGCCGCGAGTCGTAGATCGCCTCGAGGTTGATCAGGTCGCCGCGGCCACGGACGAGGGTGCCGTCGGGGTAGACCAGCGCCCGAACCTTCGTCGGGTACGCGGTCGGCGTCGCCGTCTGCCCGACACCGGTGCCCGGCGCGACCGCCGGGGTGACACCGGGGTCGCCGATCAGCGCGTCCTGCCAGTCGTAGACCCACTGCAGCTTGCAGTTACGGCGCGCGAACCAGTCATCGACCATCGCGTCGGTGACGTCGAGCGCGTTCTCGATGCCGGTGCGCAGTGCATAGTCGGCCTTGAGCGTCTCCTTGTCCCACTCGGGAAGAACGACGTTCATGCGCAGGCTGTCGCCGGCACGGTACCGGTACCGCTCGTTGGTGATGACCCAACCGATGCCGTTGAGCTGCGCGCCCACCGACGACGGACCGAACGTGGTCGACAGGTCGACCGTGTTCAGCGCCTTGAGGTAGTTCTCGGCGCGGGCGATCGTGATCGCGTTGACCTTGTGCGCGTGCGCGGCGATCAGCTCACTGATCTGCGCCTCGACTTCCTCGGGGTAGGCGTGGTTCTGCATGATGCCCGCGGTCGCGCCGGTGTACACGGCGTCGGCGCGGACCTCGTCGAAGTCGTCCGGGCAGTCGACCCGGTAAAAGTCCTTCGTGTAGTCGGCCGGATCGGACGACTCAGCCATCGTTTCGGTCATCACACGCGCAGCCATGCCGCCCGAGTAGATCTGCCCGAAATCGACCTGCCGACGGAACCGCAGACCAGCGCGCCGCATCTGCACCTCAGGCAGGTCGAGCATGCCCGCGGTCGAGTCGGTCAGCGATCCCGGGATGTCGTACAGGGTTTCCGACGGTGCACACCAACCGCCGGCCGCGGTGATCGAACCACCCTCGAGCCGAGACTCGTCGACCGCCGACGCGACGAGCAGGGTGTCGTCGTTGCTGCGGGGGTCGGCGCGCAGCTCGTCGGGATACTGGATGCGCAGCGACGCAATGTCGGCCTTCGCCTGCCCGCTGATGCCCTTCACCGGCAGGTGCTGGATACGGGACACCGCAGCGGCGGCGAGCGTCTGCACGTCGGGAAGTTCCTGTCCGTGCTCGAATCCGCGGACACCGGACGCGGCGAGCATCTGCACCGGCGCGCGATCCGAGGTGCCGGTGTCGGCGGGGATGATCGGCGCGTCCTGCTTGCGCTTCGGCACGTCACCTACCGAGAACTTGGCGGACCGCTTCGCACCGGCAGCGGTGACCAGCTCGGCGCCTGCGTCGGTGTCGGCGGTCGCCTTCGGGTCGCCGCCCTTGTCGGTGTCGTCGTCCTTCGGTGCGTCCTTCGGTGCGTCGGTCGTCACCGCGGGATCGCCGGTGTCGGTGGCCTTCGCCGGGTCGCCGGTCTCCTTCGGCTCCGCGGCCGGCTCGGCGGTCTCTGCGATCCGAGATCCACGCTCGGCCAACTCGGCGCGACGAGCCTCACGAGCGGCGTCTGCCTGCGCGAACTCTTCCCGCTTAGCGCCGGTCGACTCCATCACGTCGACGAGCACCTCGAGTCCGAGCAGGTCGTCGTCGGTGGGATTCTCGATCGCCGACAGATCCTTGTACTTGTCGATCGCCTCGTTCAGCAGCGCGTCGACGGTGTCGCGGTCTGCGTCGGCGAACGCCTCGAGAATCGCATTCTTGCGAGCCTCGCCGCCTTCGACCGGGTTGCCGTCGGCGCCGACCTGCGCGGCGTCGACGATCTTCTCGAGAGTCAGCTTGTCCATCGCTGTGCACCTTTCGGGGTGTGGGGTGACCTTGGGTCATCCGGCCCCTAGCCAGCGATGCGAACCCGCTAGTCGCCTACTGTAGCGCGCCCATTGCAGGTCAGCGCGCAACCTTGCGGTAGATCAGGTTCGGGTCGGTGTCGCGCAGCACGTCGACTTCGCCCATCGTCAGTACCCGCTTGATCGTGCCGTCGCTCATCTCGACCTCGAACACAGTGATGCCTTTGCGTTTCCGGCAGCCGCAGCCCATCTATCCGCCCAACCCGTCGTAGTATCGTTGCCGCTGCTCAGCCCGCGCGATCGCAGCCTGCTGTTTCTCCCACTCGTTCTGCCGCAACGCGGCCGCATCAGCGCGGCCCGCCGCGAATGTTTCCTCGATGATCTTCGCGATCCGCACCGGGATATAGACCACCCCGAGTAGCAGCCACGACATCAGCGCCGCCTACCCGCGGCGACGATGGCCCGCCATGCCGACGACACGACGCGCGTCGAGCTGCGCCAGCGGGTGCCGTCCGTCTCGGTGCCGTCGTCGTAGCGTGCGACACCGGCATCGGCGTCGTACTCGACCAACTGGCCGCCATGCGCACCCTTGTACGGTGCCTGGTCCTCGAGCATCGTCGTGCCGTCGTAGCCCATATCGGGCAGCACCGGCGACCGGGTCCACTTCGTGCCGTCGGTTTCGGTGCCGTCCGAGTAGACCGCGACACCGCGGTCGCCGTCGAACGACACGAGGTCGCCGCCCTCGGCACCGAGATCCGGCGACTCGTCCTCGGCCATCGGGTGATCGGTGCCGGCGCCGACGTCTTTGCGTGGCTCGGGGGTGTCGATCCCGCCGACAGTCGCATCGACCGGGGTGTCATCGACCGGCGGCGGTGGCGGCGGCCCGTCGGTGGGTCGTTCCTCGCCGGGCGGTGTCGGCGGCACCGCGGGCGCGGCCGGTGCCGCGGGCGGCGGGGTCGCCTTGTTCTTCGGCGCCGCAGCGGGCGGCGGCGGGGTGTCGGCCCTCGGTGCCGGCGGCGGTGGCGGGTCGGCGTCGTTGCGGCGACCGAATATCGCGTCACCGACCGCCTTCGCGACGTTCCCGATGTCACGCTGCACAGCCTTCGCGGTGTCGTCGACAACGTCGACCGCATCGTCGACGCCCTTGCCGATCACGTCACCGATGGACACGCCGTACTTGTCGGCGCCCTCCTGCGTCTGCGCGCGACGCTTCCCACCCGCAGCCTCGAGGTCGTCCTCGTCTGCGGGTAGTTCGGCCGGCACCTCGCCAAGGATTGGTGCGTCGTCGAGATCAGGGTCGACCGGCCCAGCGAGCGGCAGGTCGACGACCTGGTCGGCGATCGACACACGCACCCGGTCGAACGTGATCGGGCTGCCGACCGCGCCGTACAGTGCGGCAGTGTCGATGCCGTACCCGGCGGTGATGTGCGGAACGAACGCGTCGAACTCGGGCCGCGGCGCCCGGTTGCCGAGCGCGCCGCGGATCTTCTCGACGAGGTGCGTGATGCCGTTCGCCTCGATCAGGTAGACCGCGCACGCTTCACGGTCGTCGCTGTTCTCGTTGAACGCGGCACGGCCGAACACACGGCCGCTGATCGCGTCGCCGCCCTCGGGGGTCGGCTCGAGCACCTCGGCGACCGCCTGCTGCACGCCTTGCCGCCACTCGTCCGACGTCTGCGTCAGATCGTCCCCGAGGTACACGAGCGTGAGGTGTATCTCTTCGACCGGGTCACCGCCGGCGACCGCGATCCGTTCGGCGTCAGCAGCGGTCGGCAGCAGCGCGACCATGCCGCCGGTGTGCACCGTCGGCACCTCGGCAGGGTCGGGCACTACCTCGGGCTGCCCGGGCACCGGCAGGTCGGCGAGCAACCCGGCCATGTCGGCGACCAGCCGCTGCGCCTCATCCGGCGTCGGCGGCAGCAGCGCCGCCGACAGCTTCCCGCCGCCTTTCGACTTGCGGCCCGGCCACTGCTTGAACACGTCGTGATACAGGTTCGCGGCGAGACCCTTGATCTGCTCGGGGGTCATGTCGTCGATCTCTTGCTCGAGCGCCGCGACCAGCGACCGGTACGGCGTCGCCGTCGGCGCCCACCGGGCGAGTCCTGCACCCTTCGTCCAGTACCGGTGCAGCTCGGGCGGCATCCGCCCGGCGAGATCGTTCACGACCGCGGCGCCGGCGGCGACGATCGCGGTGAAACGGCGGTCGAGTTCCGCGCGGTGCATGCGCTTCGCGGACGCGGTCAGCTCGTCCCGCCGGCGAGCACGCGCGGCCGCGGTGAGCGCCTCGACTGTCGGCGCCGCCGACGCGACGATCTCACGCTGCCGACGCTGCCGTTCGTACTGTTCCTGCGCGGCCTGCGTCGACGCGGCGATCATCTGCTCGACCTCGGCGTGCGTGATCGGACCGTTCCGCACGAACCCTGCCGCGACCAGCATCGTCGGTTCGGCACCCGACGCGACGAGCTGCTCTGTGCGCGGGATCGGGAATCCGGGCACGTTCACCGACAGCGCGGCGACCAGCTCCATCGACTTACGGCCGGTCTGCGGATCTTTGATCTTCCGCCAGTCACCGGACAGGCTCGACCGGCGGAGTGTCTGCCGCTGCATGTCGTCGACCGTGGGCAGCACCCGGCCAGCGATCCATATGCCGTGATCGTCTTCGCCAGCCCGCACCTGCGCGACCTGCGACCCGGTGTTGTCGTAGTGGGCGGCCGCCGCCATCGCGTCGCCCTCGCCGGCGTGACCGGTGCCGAGCGTCAGATACCCGACCGGTAGGTCGCCCTCGTTCGTCGGCGCCAGACCCTGATGAAAGTACTTGTAGCCGGTCGCCGAGCGTGGCGGCGGTGTCGGCTTGCTGTAGCCGATGTGGTTGGTCCGCCACCCCGCGAGGTGCCCGAACACGCGGCCATCCTTCGTCACCTGCAATGGGGTGAGCTGGTCGAGGTTCGGGTTACGAAAGTCTGCGATGTCGAACACGACGCCGGCCGCGGTGAGCGACGGCCCGATAGTGCTGATGCTGCCCACTGTGTGCCTCTCGTCGGTGAGTCCTGCCGTCGAGTATGGCGGATCGGGTAGGTTCGGCAGTGAACCAAACGCGTCGTGGGTTTCTTCTAGGCGACCTCAAGCGCGCGGCCCTCGAGCAACGGGGGTCGACCGCCCTCGGGTGGTGCCAAGTAAGGGTGTACGGAAATCCGCCCGGTGCCGTGGCTGCGCGTGAGGTTCGTTTCCCCCGTGAAATAGATCGGCCCGCCACCTGCAAAGGGTGGCGGGCCGGTTTTCGGTCGAGGGTCAGAACTTGATGTGCCCAATGCGCGCGCCGTGAGAGTCGTGGACTGGCACGTGCACGTCGCGGCCCACACCGATCGACTCGAACGCGTCAGCGCGCGCGTCGATCGCGGCCTGTTCGGCGGCGTTCGGCTTCCAGCCCTGCGCGTAGATCATGTTCTCGGCGACGACGACGGGCATCGGGGGAAGTGCGGCGAGCTTGGCGAGGATCTCAGTGCTTGTCATGCCCGCAACTGTAGCCGCACCGGGTGGCTACTGTCCAGCCCTGCGAGCTGCAAACTTTTCACGCGTCGCTTGCCGGTTGCCGAGCGCCCACACACCGCCGAGCACACGGCGCCCCGCATACGGATTCCCGGCGCCCGGCCGCGACGCCCGCCCCTCGGCCAACACTGCCAGCGCCTCGGCCGCTGTCGGCATCGGCTGCGCCCTGCGCGCCTGCTCACGTCGCGTCGTCACCGTAGATAGTCCTCTCGACGTCGCCCCGACCACAGCCGATACATGCCGAGACAGATCTCGGCGTCGAACGTGATGTGCCCCGCCTCGATCATCCGCTCGAGGTCGGCTTTGGTGATGCGGCCGCCGACCTCGTCGAACCATCCGGCCATCTCATCTGACATGTACTTGCGGGCAGTGTTGTCGTTCACTCGCCACAGCACGTCAGGGGTGACGCCGCTGTCCCGGTACCGCGGTTTCAACGTCTGACCGTTCGTGGCTTCCTCGGCCATCAGTTCCCAGTCGAACATGAACCGTCGGTGCACCTCGTCGAGCATGTCGCCGAACGACGTCGACAACAGACCCTCCCGCTTGCCCTGCGCGACGAACTCGCGGCGGTGTATCTGGTCGCGGTCGAGTCCGCGTAGCTCGGCGAGTGCCTGCTCGTAGCTGATGCCGTCACGTTCGGCGATCAGCTCGGCTTGCCCCATCTGCTCGTACTCGCGGCGTTCGGCGTCGGTGAGTTCCCGTGGCGCGGTCGGCGTGTCGTCCTCGTCGTCATCCCACGGCCACCCGCGACCCTCGTCCGGTGTGACATCGTCGGGAAACGGTTTCGCCTGATTGTCACCGTCGTCGTCGCGTGCCTGCGCGAGCTGGTGCGCCTCGGCGAGCGCACCCTCGGCGGCGTCCATCGCGGCCAACGTCGCATTGATCCGGTCCTCGTCGGTCGTGTCCGCGGCCGCGGTGAACTCGGCGACCGCCTCGTCGTACACGCGTTGCGCCTCGACGACCGCCGGATGCTGCTCCGGGTCGATCACCTGCTCGACGACATCGGGCGGATCGGCCGGCACCGAGTCATCCGGCAGGTCGTCGTCGGTCGCCGCCCACGAATCCCAGTCGTCGACGTCGACCTCGCCGATCTCGTCGTCGTCCGGCTCGACGTCGGGCACGTCGTCGGCCCACCGCGGATCGTCGAGCCACGCCCCGTCGTCGTCGATCTCGATGACGTCGTCGGCGAACTCCGGCTGCCCGTACTGCACCTCGAATGCCTCCGACTCGCGGCGCCGCCCGAGTTCCGCCTCAACCAGCTCCCGCAGCTCGTCCTGCTCGAGTTCGTCCGTCCGTATCAGGTAGTCGGCCAGCCGTGCGTCGGTCGCCGTCTCAACGTCCGGCGCCGGCACCCGGTCACGTTCGTCGGTGACCTCGACGTCGAGTGGCTGCGCCGGCAGCGCCTGCCCCGCGTCCTCGCCGCGCTGCCCGACCTGCGGTTTCGCGCGGCCTTCGCGTTCGGCGACCTGCACGATTGCTTCGTCAGCGGCGTCGGCGTCGTCGGGTCCGATCCGCGTCGATCCCGGCTCGATGTCGCCTTTCCCGCCCTGCTCGTCGAACTCGTCCTGTAGCTCGTCGTCGTCGTAGATCAACATGGTGCACCGGCAATTTATGACCTCATGCGGCGCCACCGAAATCGAATCGGCGGGGTGCTCGAGCAGGAACCCACCGACCCTAAACGGCTGGTCGAGCGGGCACGTCTGCCCGTCGGCGACACGATGCGACGCCCGGGTGCGGGTGTCCTCGGTCGACAGCCACCGTTTCCACATGCGCAGCCCGGTCTGCTGCTCGACGAGTTTCGCCGCCGCGAGCTGCCCCGCCGACACCGCGCCGTGCGCCTCGGTCCGGGCGATCCGGCGCGCCTTCCACTGCCACTCGTTCAGCGACTCGTCATGCTCACGCCACAGATCACGCCGCCACGCCTTCAACGTGCGCCGCTCATCCTTCCCGAGATCGGGGTCGGCGAGCCGTTTCTCGACGTCGTTGATCCGCGCCCGCAGATCCCGAGTCTTGGCGTCGATGTTCAGCACCCGGCCGATCCGGTCGGTCATCTCGTCGACGGTCGCCGCGTCCGACAGCGCCTCGATCAGCTCCGGCCGAATGTCCTCGAATGCGCCTGCCGGCCAGATCTTGAGCCGGTCCGATACCTCGGCCAGATACTCCTGCTGTAGCCGGAACGCGCCGTTCGGGTCCGCGCGCCGCACCTGCTGAAACGCGTCACCGAACGCGACCGACACCGTCGGCATAACGTCGTTCTCGAGCCGGTTCGCCCACTCGCCGTACGTGCGTTGCACCGCGGCGTCGAGCGCATAGTCGATCGGACCAGCATTGATCGGCACACCGTCATCGGCGGCGGCGACCAGCCGGGCCGGCACGCCGAGTTCCTGCAACAGTGCGACACGAAACGCGGCCAACCATCCGCCGATGGCGGCCAGCGTGGCGGCGTCGATGCTGCGTTCAGCCTCCCGCAGGATCTGCTGCTGCGCGGCCCGCTCAGCCGCTACGTCGCGCACGGTCCTCGTCGAGCAGACGCCGCAACGCGGCCCGGTCCGGGTGCCGACGGTTCTGGATCAGGTACCGCACATACGTTTCGCACACCGCCGCGTACGGTTCGGTGTCGCCGTGCAGCACGACGGGCAGGGTGTCCCACGCGCCGCGCAGCATGCCCGGCCAGTCGTCGCCGAGATCGACGCGCATGTGCACGAGGTGCTGCGGCACGCCGTACCGCGGTCCCGAGTTGCGGCCAGTCGCCTTCGACCGCATCGACGCGAATTGCAGCGCCCGCACCACCGCGAAGTAGCAGACCGCTGCGACCTCGGCGGGTGTGTCGGTGTCGGGCTGGTGATCGGTCATCGTCACAGCGTCGGTCCTCCATCGGCGGGCGGCGGATTGTCGAGGGTGTCCGGCGGCGAGTTCGCCGGATCGTCAGCAGTGATCTGTTTCGGCGGCGGCGGTGCCGCCGGCGGCGTCGCGGGCTGCGTGTCCGGCATCGTCGTCGCCGGTATGTCGACGCCGATCGCCCGCAGGATCTCCACGATCGCGCCCGGCGACGCCGAACCGAGCTGCCCGAGCAACGGAATCAGATTCGTCATCAGCACGCGGCGGGCACGCTCCGCGTCGTCGGGCATGTCCGTCTCCGGGTCAAACCCGGACTCTTCGAGGACACGCGCCGCGGACATGATGCCCTCGGAATAGGCCCACTGCGCATCCTTCGACCGGTCCGGCCGCAGCTTGAGTTCGGTCGTGTCGAACCACACCGAGAACTCGTCGGCGTTCTTCACGCCGGCCGCCCGGAGCAGCGGCCGCACCACGGTCTCGGTCATCGTGTGGCAGAAGGTAGATAGGATCGGCGACACACCGAGCTTGATCTCGGATTCGTCGAGTGACCACGCCGACCAGTGATTCATCGACCCGGCGCCCTCGAGCGCGGCGGGGTCGTTGTCCATGCCGAGCGCGATCCGCCGTATCGCCTCTTGCCGCCGTTCGTGCATGTGCGGGTCGAGTACCTCACCGAACGTGATCAGCTTCGCGACCTGCTCGAGTGTCTGGCCCTCGCTCAGCGTGATCTGTGCGACGAGCGGCGCGATCGACTCTGCGCTGCCCCGGTCCTCGACCGCGGTCAGCATGTAATCCTGCAACTGCTTCGCGAGGCTGGTGATCTTGCCTTGCGCGTCGTGGATGGACACACGCGAATCGACGATCAGCAGACCACCGCCGGACGCGAGACGTGAGTCGATCTGCGCGCCGACGTACTTCGTCATCTGCACCAACTCGCGCAGCACCGGTAGCAGCGCCCGCACCGGCGCGTCGGCGAGCGCCGCCAGCTCGGGCGACGGCACCCACGACCGCGAGATGATCTCGTTGTCGTCGTCGACTTTCCGCGGGGTGACACCGTCGGTCAGCTGATACTGCCCGGCCTGCGAACCGAGTAGCTCCCGTGACGAATGCACCGACCACACAACCCGGTCAGGCTGGTCGGGGTCGTTGCGCGCGTTGATGATGCTCTCGCCGTTGTACTCGATGTGCTGCACGTACCGCTTGAGCTTCTGCTCTACCTCGGCGAGCGACCCGAACATCTGCTGCGCGAGCTGCCCGACGATACCCTCGGTGACGCGTTTCGGTGCCGCGGTCTCGCCGGCGGTGTGGTGGCCGATGTAGATGCGGCACTGCGACGCCGCTCGCGCTTTCCGGTCGCCCAGGAACCGCATCTCAGGGGATTCGTTGCGCAGCTCCCACACCTCGGACTGCCAGCGTTCGGCCTGCCGTTTCCGGCGGCGCGGCGCGGCCCGCCCGTTCTTCTGCTCGGCGCCGTTGATCACCTCGGCGGCCGCAGTGATCGAATCGCCGCGCTGCGACCGGCGGCGCCGGCCCTTCCCGTCCGGCTTGGTCGGTTCGATGTCGAACACTGCGATCGACGTCGCCGACGGCGCCAGCCTTCGCGCGGCCGCGATCATCGACTCGGGTGTCTGCTCTGCCCGGCGGCTACGGTTCGCGATCCGGTGGGCGGTCGAATCCGATCGTCTCGGCATGCTGTGCTCGCTTCTCAGTCGTCGTCGTCAGCGGGGTCGAGCCATGCAGTGCCGACACCGGCGACGAGTGAGGCAGCACCCGCCGTAACCATGATGAACCACCACCGGGTGTCGGCCCAGAAATACGCGGCCACACCGACGCCGGCACCGATCCACACGCTCGAGCACCACGCGCAGGTGATCAGGTAGGCGAACCACTGGTCGGGTCCGAGCCGGCGCACGATCGCGTTGCGTGGCTTCTCGAGGATCGCGTCGGCGATGAGTAGCCGGGTGAGTCGCCAGATGAACATGATCGTGAGTAGCGTTGTGAGCGGGTCGATTGTCGCGGTCATGACGGTCAGGGTATCCCGCAGACACGCAACAACCCTCGACCGCGAGGGTCGAGGGTTGTCGGTGTTGGGGTCGATGCTCCTGCCCGAGCACCTGCCGATGACGGTATCAGTCGGTCAGGTCGAGGCGTCGGATCTCGGTTGCGGTCTGCTCGAGAATCAGCAGTACGGCGTCGCGAAGTGTCGTCTTGAGGATCGTCGTCGCCGGCGGGTGTTTGATCGCGTGCACGCCGGTCGTCGCCTGGTCGAGCAGCATCAGGATCTGCGCGAACCTCTGGTCGTCGGCAGTCACTGGACAACCTCGTCGGTGATCCGCTGCACCGTTTTCTCGAGCTGGTCGGCGCACGTTTCCAGCATGGCGGCCTGTCCGATGCTGCCCGGTTCGCGGCCGCCGCGAATCTCGGCGGCGTACACCTTCCATTGCGTCGCGAGTGCTAGAACCTCGTCCATGTCAGTCACAACTGGCCCACGAGTAGTAATCGCTGGTGTCGTCGACGTCGGCCTCGATGTGGCCGTTCACCCACACCGTGCACGACACGCGGCCGCCGTTGTCGTCGACGCCGATCACGCTCGCGTAGCTGGTGCCGTCGGGGTACCCGTATCCGTCGCTGCCGACGTTCATGTCGTAGAACCAGCAGCCTTGCGACAGGTCGGCCCAGTCCTCATCGAAATTGCCGTCGACGTCGATGTAGCTGATCTCGGCGACGCCGTCACCGCACACCATGTACCGGACGGTGTCGTACGCGTCGAGGTTGACTGCGGCGGCGGGTGCGGCGATGGCGGTGAGCGCGCCGAGCGTCAGTGCAGCGGCGGCGAGTGTCTTACGAATGATCATGATCATGGTTCTTTCGTCGTGGTGGTTGGTAGCCGATTGTTCGACTCGGCCCGACCCGGTCCCACCTTCCCCTGCGGTGACCGGGTCGGGTCGACTCGACGCGTGCCCCGTGGAAGTAGGGCACGCGTCGGCCGTTCACTCGCCGTCGGCGGGTGTCTCTTCGCCCTCGTCGGGGGTTTCCTCGTCGGGGGTCGGCTCCCAGCTCGGCGCCTTGTACTCGTATTCGCCGCCGAGCCGGGGCAGGTCACGCATGTTCACCGGGTCGGTGTTGGCGTCGCCGCCGATCTCGTCGCCGTTCGTCGACACGATCGGCGGCGGGCACGGCGCGGTGCCGCCCGCGATCGGCATGGTGCACGGGTCGGCGGCTGCGGTGGCCGCGCCGAACGCGATGGCGATCGACGCGAATGCGCCGATGACGAGGGTGGTTGCGGTGCGCTTCATGGTGTTCTCTCTTCTCTTCGGTGGTGGGGTGTTGCAGGGGGTCATTCGGTGGGCGATGCCCACGCGGTCGCGTACCGGATGGTGCGCCAGCCGAGACCGTCGCGTTCACCGTCGCCGATGAACTCGAGCAGCTCGATCCACGTGAACGGCGTCGATTCGCGGCCGGTGAGCGCCCAGTGATCTTTGCGGACCTTGAGCGCCGCGTACGTGTACACGCGGCGGGTGCCGGGGTACCGCTTCGCGAACGTGATCACCGCACCCTTGGGCGGTTCGGGGATCGCGTCGAGTGTCGTCTTGTGCTTCTCGACGCGGGCGGCGCCGGCCCAGGGGTCGGCCTTGACGATGGCAGGTGCGTTCGTGGTCATTGGAATCTCGTTTCGTGGTGGTGGGGTGCGGGGCGGCGGTTGCCGCCCCGCGGGGGGTCAGCTGACGACGGTGCAGTTCGCGAGCTTGACGTATCGCACCGGCCCTTTACCGTCTGCGCGGCACACGAGCACGTGCACGCCCGTCTTGCTCGGCTCGAGTACGCGGTATTCGACGCCCGACTTGCTGCGCAGCATGGTCGCGTTGAGCAGCTTTGCGTGGTCGTTGGCTGCGGCGCGTGGGTACCGGTCGGTCATGCCGGTGAACTCGCGGCCGCAGCTGCACGAGGTGCCGCCGGCGATAGGGGTGAGGGTGTGTGTGGCGTTCGCTGTCGTGGTCATGGCGGTAACTGTAGCCGCACGGTGTGGCTACAGTCAAGCGGTTGCGAGGATCGGCGCGAACCGATCTCGGCCGATGATCGCGAACACAGCACCGTCGGCCCACTCGATGCCGAACCTGGACGCGAACGGGTTGTCGAGCAGCGTCACCGAGACGTGCCCGTCGGGGTGCGCGACGATCGTGAGGGTGCCGTCGGTCGCGCGGATCGTGACCGGCTTGCCGTGTAGCGGCGGTGGCCGCAGCACACCGACGGATGGGTGATCGTCGCCGTCCTGTTCGATCACGACCGCCTCGTCGGGGTCGCTGTCGTAGCGTTCCCAGCTGCCGAGCTGCTCACCACTCACACCGACGTTGATCCGCACGCCGACCTCGACCTCGTACGGCGGGCCAATCATGCGCTGCAAGTCGGTGAGACGCGGCTCGTTCGGATTCGACGTGCGCAACGTCAGCGGCGACGTCGACAGCTCCACAGTCGCCGACCACGGCCGCACCGACCGATACGTCACCAACTCGCGGCGGTCCTGCGGCGGCATCAGTACGCCACCGTGTAGCCGGCCCAGCACACGAGCACCCACGCGACGGCCCACGTGCCGGCGACGATCATGTCGCGGGTCGTGCGGGACAGCATCAGCCAACGTTCACGCATCACAGTTCCCCTTCCTCGACCCGCCGACGGTATTCGGTCGGGTCTGTCATCCATAGGTCGTGCTGCTGCGCCATCCGCTCGAGCAGCTGCCGACGTCGGTGTCGGCGGTGCAGCGGTATCGCGATCGGCAGCACGACGGCGGCGGCGATCCCGATCGACACGGCGCCGACGGCCGGATTCGCGCCGACCATGACGATCGCCCCGATGACGAGGATCGTCGCCCACACCGCGACGATGTTGTCGCGTAGCCACGTCCACGCCGCGTTGAGGAACACGTCGACCGGGTGCTGCCCGGCGGGGTGTTGCGGCGACCCCTGCATGACGTGTTCCTGTATCGCGTCGCGCACGCTGAACGGGCGGATCTGTTCGGGTAGGTGCTCGACGATCTCGCGGCCGATCGGCGGGCAGTGCGCCGGGTGCCCGAGTGAGTTCCGGTAGGCCATGCCGCACGACGGGCATTTCGTGCGGCCACCGTTCGCGATCGTCTCGTGCTCGACTTCGTCGTCGACGTCCGGCCACGGGGTGGGCTGCTGCGCCTCGACGAGCGCGATCAGCTCGGCACGGTTCATCGTCTCCATCTCGTCGGTGTACCGGCACCGGTTCACCGCGTACAGATACCAGTCCTGCCGCGACGCGTTCCGTTTCGGCGGATACTGCGGCGGCTGCTGCCGGGGCATCAGCTCGCCGTGTCGAACAGTAGGAACTGGTCACCGGCCGGCGACGGCACCGTGCGACGCCGGCGGCGGCGACGTGGCCGCGGTGTGGGCAGCGCCAGCATGTACTGCCCGTCCTGCTCGGGCACCCGCTCGATGATGACGTCAGCTGTCGAGCACAGCGCCGGCGAGCTGATCACGTCACCTTTCGGTGTCTCGTGCGAGATCATGCACGCGACCATGTGCCGGCCGCCGCCTATGTTGTATCCGGTGATTTCGTCCATGTCGCCAGCGAACCACGACACACGGGCCGTCACCGCGGTCATCGTGCGGCCAGCTTCTCGGCGCGGGCGATGACGGCGGCGCATAGGTCCGACTCACTCATGCCGGGATTGCGCCGCAGTTCGGCGGCGATCATCTTCGCGCCGAGCACGGTGCCGACGCCGTTCGCGACGATGTGCTCGTGTCCGACGCGGCCGACGATCCGGCCGGCGGCCGCGGTAACTGCGGTGACGGGCCAATGCCCGCGGCTGTCGGCGTGGTCGCCGGCGTCCTCAACGTCGGTCTCGCCGCAGATAGTGCAGGTGGGGAACATGTCGCGGTGTCCTCTCGGGTCGTGGTGGTCGGTCAGCTGCGGCCGTTACTGCGGACGCGTCGCAGGTAGTAGCCGCCGGCGTTGCGGCCGATCGCCGCGGTGCGCGCCTGCACGTCGTCGATGTGGGCGGGCAGGATCTGCCCGGCACTGCGCACGGGGGGCAGCTCGCCGGTGATCTCGAGAACCTCGTCGGCCGTTGCGGGGTGGTCGCGGTCGGTGTCCTCGAGCGCTGCGACGATCATCTCGCCGGCGGTGTAATAGTTGTTGTCCGACTCGGTCATGGTGAGGTTCTGCGTCGTGGTCATGCGGCTAAATGTAGCCGCACGGTGTGGCTACGTCAAGCGGTGCGGCGGCGGCGCCCGCCGAACTGCGCAGCACCCGGTGCCTGCCCTCGTCGACCCTCGGGACGCTCGAGTTCGGTCGTTGACCCGACCGGCGGCAGCACCTCGGTCGCCCCGTAGACGGCGGCGTCGAGCGCGCCCGGTGACCACGTGCTGCCGGGCTGCCACAACGTGAACTCATTCGTCAGCGACCCGAGGTTGCCGAGCTGCGCGAACTTGGCGCGTCCGGTCTTGACGGCCTGCGCGATCGGTTCGGCGCGCAGCACCTTCGAGGTCTTCGCCGACACGCCTTTCACGTACGGGCAGTTCGCCGACTTCGGGATCATCGGCTCATCAGACTCTGCGTTGATCGGCTCATTCTGCAACGCCGCCCACGCCTGCGTGATCAGTGCGGACGCCATGCCGCCGCCGTAGTTTTTCTCGTAGACGATCATCGACGCGTCACGTTCATAGGCGAGCAGGCACACGGCGCGCGGCCACTCGAGCGGCGTCAGCACCGCGGTGCGATCCTCGAGGAACCATGCGTGCTGGTGCTCGTCGAGTCCGACTGCGCTGATACCGGCGGTGTCGTGTCGTGCGCCTTCGCCGCCGGACGGGTCGACACCGACCACGATGCGCGTGAACTCGTCCGGGACCGGGGCGGTCGCCGCCCTGATGTCGGCGTCGGTGAGTAGCGCATTCTCGGCCGACGACGGCAGGCCCTGCGACATCGACGACCAGTCGCGGGCCGTCGACATCTTCCGCTTCGCCGCCCACCAATTCGTGAGCGCCTCACGGTGCGTCGGCGCCTGCGACCACGTCGCCGGATCATCCGGCACGATCAGCGGGTGCGTGAGCGGTTCGCCCGGCTCCCGCCCGAGCGGGTCCGCGTAGACGCCGCGTTTCTCGTCGACGGGCATCGCGATCGCCGGCAGGTGCACAACCCGCCACACGCCGCCCTCTTCGACGCGGCCGTCGCGGGCGAGTAGCCGGCCGGCCAGATCATCCTGATGCCAGCGGGTCATGACGAGCACCTCGCGGTAGGTCGGCGCCTTACGTTGCGACCACACCGAGCTGTACCAGTCCCACACGAAGTCTCGGACGACGAGCGACTCGGCTTGTGCGCGGTTGGTGATCGGGTCGTCGATGATGCCGAGATCCATCGGCTGCCCGGTGAAGTTGCCTCGCAGGCCACGTGACCGCATGGTGCCGCCGGCGCGGATCGACCAGTCGGTTTTGCTCGACTCGTCCGGCGACAGATTCAACCCGAACTCGGGGCCGTACTCGCGGACCAGCTCACGCACAGCGGCGCCGTTGCGGCGGGCGAGGGTCGCCTCGGCGGAGGCCATCAGGATTCGGTCGAACGGCCGGATCGTCAGCCACCAAAACGGAAACCACTGCGACACACGCGTCGACTTCCCGACCTGCGACGGCGTGAAGATCATGACGCGGGCATTCGGCTCGGCGAGCATCCGTGTCAGTTCGCGGTCGATCACCTCGAGGTGTGGCGCCTGCCGCTGCGTGATCGGGTCGAGCTTGACTGCGAGCTGCCCCGGCGAGGTGGTGTCGTTGAGCCGGATGCCGTTGCGCACCGCGACCTCGGCGAGCTTGCGCCGCAGCTTGAGTTTGTCGAGTCGCGTCATTGTCGCCGGCAGTGACGCGACGTCGTCGAGGCTAGTCACCGGCGCCGTGCTCGATCAGCGACTCGAGGATCGGCGCGGTGACGTCGACGCCGTCGGCGCGTGCTTTCGCCATGATTGCGTCGGCGAGTCCGGCGATCTCGCGGTCGACGTCGTCGACTGCGACGGTGACCTCGTGGCGTTGCGGCTGGTCGAGTCCGAGTAGCCGGGTGATGCGGTCGGAGATCTGTAGCACCACGGTCGCCGACCGGGCGGCGTCGAGCGGATTCTTGCGGTCGGTCGCGATCTGCATGTGAGTGGCGAGTAGCGCGTCGAATCGTTCGAGCTGGATCTGGAGGACGTGGTCGGCGAGCTGCGCGCGTTCCTGCGCGCGTTGCTTGAGCACCGTCTGCAACGCGATGTACGCGTTCGACCGGTTCGCGTATCCGACCTGCTTCGCGATGTCGGCGAACTTGTGGCCCTGAATGTACAGCTCGAGCAGCTTCGCCTGCTTCTCGTTCAGCGCCGCGGTCTGTTGTTTGCTGCGAGCCAT